TTTCCTCCTTGCTTGTATTGCATTTTGAACAATGCTTGGTAATCTTCTGTGCCGTCATCAAACCGCAGAGCGAGGGACGGCATGGACTCCAGTTCGATTTTGATGGCAGTTCTTCCATCGGTGAGCTCAGGAAGGTTTTTTCGTGTGCCATCTTCGTTCTTCTCTGCCAGCCATTTGGCGAGACCGAGAAGACATCCGGTGGCATCCAGCTTGGATTCGGTGTCCACACCTTCGACTCTAACGTATACGGAGAATGGATACTCCCCGGTGTAAGAGCCATCGATGTAGCTCCTGAGCTTATACGAGCCTGAGAGCTGCTGCATCATCATGGACGGAGGGTTTTTGCTGAAGTCCTCCAGCTTGATTTCACAGGGCTTTTCGGGCCATGTGTTCAAGTGGTTAATCAGCGAAGCGGCGATATAAACGCCGTCGTTGGTGTAGATTCTTTCGCCCATAGCTGACTATCCTTTCACGATTTTCTGTACGCCGTTTTTCCACTTTTCGCTGTTGACGGCCTTGGCTTTTTCAAACCACATTGCACAGGCTTGAGGGTGTTTGGCCTTGGAGAAGTTGAAATGCTCTCCGTAATACATCCTTCGTGCATACGGTGCATTATATACAACATTGCCGCTACCGATTGTAGTGCCAGTAACACCGGAGTCCATCAAATTACCGCTTCTCATAGGAACGTAGGGCTGGCAATCCTTCAGGACTTCGTTGTCGAGCCATCGCTGAGCTTTATCGAGTTGCCCCTCAAGCCGAGCTATGGTAGCCATCATGTTGTAGAACTCAACTGTGACTTTGCTCATCCGCCATCAACCTCAAAATGGGCAAGTCTTGGACTCCCTACGTTGAGTCTCTTGAAGCCCTTGACTTTGAACTTCTTACCATAGTAGGTAGAAACGTTGCCCTCCCCTGCGATTGCAGCACCAGCAGTTGCTGATCCTGAAATCGTAGGAGTGTCATTGTCAATGTCATAGTAGAAGTCGTCACCATCAGGGCTGAGCGTCCAGTATTTGCCCTTATCGATAAGCTTCACCCACTCTTCGTATGGCTTGTACTGGACTTCCTCGCCCTTTTCATTGGTAGCAAACAGAATATCGTCGAAGATATAGAGTTTGGACGTGTCTGCTTCTCCCCGACCCTGACCGGAGGAAGCGGCACCACGGTAGACGATGTTACGAACGTTGTGGAGGATGGTAATGGCGTAGGATGCCCTGCGGTTTACCTCCCCCACATAATTGTACAGCACTACCGACTGAGGACACATACGCTTACTTGCCATGGAGCGGCTTCCTGTTAGCGTACATCCATCTGCACATCAAACCATCCTTGCGGAGGTACTGCAGAGCCAAAGGCGATACAGGGATGCCGTCTTTGGTCTTTGCAATGCTTGCGGAAGTACCGCCAGTGGATACGGAGTAGTCTCCAAGACTCTCGCTCGTGATATTCACATCGGAGTATCCGAGGATGGTGTCAATTCCACCGTGTTCGTACATGAACTCAAGCTGGTATGCAGTGGCCTTCTTGACATTCACGGAAGCTTGCTTTTCCTCATCGGTCATTTCTACGGTAATGAGTCCGTCAATGACATCAGAAGCAAGCTCCGCAAGTCTGTCGAACTTGGAGTCAGGGATGGCGTTGCCTTTGAACTCATTTGCGTAGTAGGCAGCATCAATGAATGCCATAGAATCACCTCATTTACTTCTTGGTCTTCTTGGGGGGATTGGGCTTCTCTTCAGCCTTGGGTTTCTCTTCAGCCTTGGGCTTGGGGGCTGCACCGCCAACGACGGTGTAGCCCCTTTTGGTGAAGCTATTGATGTGTGCGTCGGCGACAAACTCACGCTTGCCGTCCTTTTCCATCATAACCATAGCTGCACCTTAGCCCAGGGAGATGATACGAGCGATGGGGATGACCTTGTGGGCGATATACTGCTTGCCGTCCTCGTCTGCGGAGGAAACCAGCTCCCAGTTTGCACCGTTCTCCAGCTCAGCATCGGTGGGAGACAGCTTAGCCATGGATGCCATGGTGAAGCTGATGCCGTAGGGAGAGAAGCACTTACGCTGACGGGAGTACAGGGTGTCCTGACCGCCGTTGGTCTTGGGGTCACGGTCAACCTCGTAGGGAACCTTGGCACCGCAGTCGGTGTACTCGATAGCACCGTCGCCGAGGACGAAGGTGGTATAGGCCGGAGTACCATCGACATCGGTGACAGGCATGGTGTCATCGACCAGGACGGTACGACCATTCAGAGTACCGATAGCCAGGTCACGCTCCATGCCGTTGGCATCATTGTACTTCAGGTAGACCAGCAGCTTCAGGTTCTCCAGGTTGGTAGCGACCACGGAGTGCATGATAGCCAGGGAGAAACGACCCTTGTTGTCGCCGCAAGCTTTCTGAATTGCGGTGTTCAGGGTAGTTGCGTCCATGTGGCCCATCTTGCCTTCGGTGTTGGCAACAGCGGAGACATCGTGGGTGTGAGCAGCAACGAACTTCGCACCCTCAGCGTCCTTCATGTTGAACACACCGTTCAGGATGTGAACGATAGTACCCTGGTCGATTTCAGACCAATACTCAGCAATCTGCTGAGCGATGTTCTCGATGAAATCTTCGCCGCCAGTGATGTCGTAGGAGAAGTCCTTCTCAGTCCATGCAGCTGCACGACCAACGACAACACGGCTGTGCTTGAAGGTGTGGGTGGTCTCAGCGGTGATGTCGGTCTCACCGTCGTAGTTCAGGGGGGTGGTGTGGTTAATCAGACCACGCAGGGTGGTGGTCAGGTAGTTGCCGCCGTCCTGATCAGCCATGGCCTTAGCCAGGTCGGGACGGGGACGGATGGCACGGGAACGCAGGAGCTCGGTCTTGACCGGGTTGGGGATGCGGTCAATGTAGCCCTGGAACACCTCGCCGTTGAAAATCTTCTTGTCAAAAACAGATACGTTACCCATGTGGAATTTCCTCCTTAATCAAAATTGATAGTAGCGTTGGGGTTTTCGTTCTTCTTCTGCATCATCTCAGTCAAGCTGAACTTGGGCTTGGGAGGATGCGGCTTGGGGTTGGGGTCGGTGAACTGCGGCTTAGGCGTGGGTTTGGGGTCTGCAGGAGGTTCAGCAGCCTTGAATGCGTCGGGATTCTTCTCACGCTGGCCCTTCAGGAAGTCGTCTGCACCAACATAAGCACCGTCCTTGAACTCAAGGTTTGCAGCCATGAACTCTTCCACAGCGGCCTTCTTAGCAAAGGCGGAGGTGAACTCCACATTGCCGTAGAACTTCTCGGCAGCGTGGGTACGAGCTTGGGAGTCCAGCTTGTCCTGGAGGGCCTTGGTATCGGTGTCATACTTGGTCTGCAGTTCGCTGAGCTTGGTGTTCAGCTCCTCGGTGTTACCGGACTGCTTCTTCAGGTCGGCGATGTCTTTGTCCCGGTCAGCAACTTGGGTCTTCAGACCATCACGCTCAGTGGTAAGAGCGGCAATCTCCTGGTCCTTCTGCTCCACGATTGCTTTCTGTGCATTGACAGCCTTGCCGTGCTCGTCCATGACATAATCGATTTGCTCGTCAGTCATGTCAAGCTTTTTCAGTTCTTCTCGCTTCATTGATATTTCCTCCTCATTTTCGAATACGCTTTGTTTACACAGGTCGCTTCTGCTTATCGTGCAGCTTGATGACGCTCAGCTGCCAAGCAATTTATATCACTCATCTTGGGTGTATGCTGGTATAAAGATGAGATGGTATACTGGAATGTCGCTATGAGCTCGTGAGAGCTTCTGTGAGCGATTTTGTTGCCGGGGTAGGTATTGAGAGATGTTGTGATGGCAAAACACAGCTTAGAATGCAAATATGGCTCATTTTGAGCCAATCGTATAAGCCTTGTTGTATCCTGTCACATAGGTCTTGCTGTATTCCTGGTCACGTCCGGTGGCCTTGCAGTATTCACGCAGGGCCTTCTGCCGCTTCCTGACGAGCTGGCTGGATTCCTGAAGCTTCGTAGCAAAGTAGATTTGCTCATCAGCAGTGGTTGCGGCTGCATTGGCAGCATCGTAAACCGCAACTCGCTTCTTGGCTTCCCTGACCTGACGTTCGTAGTATCGTTGCTTCTGTGCCTGTTCGTAGGCTTCTTCGTTGGTCATGCCGAGCATTGCCGATGGGTCTCTTTCGAAGGACTGACTGGACACTCCTTCGATGAAGGGAAAGAAGTTGTGGTAACAGTTCCATCCACAGAGACCGCCACCCGAACCATACTCAGTTACTTCATAGAAGTCTTGGTATCTTGGGTGCTTTCCTGACAACGAGAAAATCTGCCCTTGCCATTCAGCGTGGGAAGGTCTTGCACCGGAGTGGGAGCTGGTCTCAACAAGGTCGGAATCGAGCTCTTCTGCCCTGGCAATTTGAAGTCCAGCTACGGTTTGATTGATACCAGTAGTGACTGCTCTTCGGATACCTGCCTCAATACTGATGCTGGAACCGGACGGATATGCTATCTTTGTGATACCTTGCTTGGCAAGGTCTGTCACAGCGTTCTTTATGGCCTGTTCACGGGTGAACGAACCGGACACGACCTGAAGGTAAGCCCTATCGAGCGAACTCTCAAGAGCCTTTCTTGCAGTGGTTGCGGTGATGTTCGTGAAGTTCTTCATCACCTGCTGAGTATTCTTTGTTCCCTGCAGCAGGATAGCTTTCAGCGTGGCTGAGTTGCTGATGTCTGCCTTGGGCAATCCAGCAAGTGCATAGATTGCATCGTCAGCAGCCATAGCTTTGTGTCCTGCATCGGATATGAGCTTGCGGATAGCAGGTTTACTAAGACCAGTGGCTTCAGCGAGGATTTTCTCAACGTCCTTTTGGAACATACCGATTTGGCTTGCTCTCTCAAGCTGCCATTTGGCTGTGGAAGTGAGGTATCCGGTCTTTGTAATCCTTCGAGCAACATCAGCGGTGATATCACGCTCCACCTGTGCATAGAGCTCTACGAAGTCATCAGCTACTCCTGCGAGGTATTCAGGTTCAAGCATTTAATCACCACCTTTCAGTTATACGGAACTTGCACTTTCGTGTGAGTTCCGTGTAAGTTACTCTTCTTCCTCGTCCTCCTCATCCTCCTCATCCTTGGGCTTCTTCTTGGGATTGTTGAAGCCGAAGACTTCATCGTCGTCAGGCTCTTCATCCTGAGCAACCATCTTCTTGGCTGTGGCTTCGTCCTCGTTGTACCACTTGGCCCGGTACTCCCACTTCTGCATGAAGCCGTCACGGACATCCTGACGGTCAGTTTCACGCTCGGTGTCCGCATCGGTGATGATGCTGTCATCCCACTTGAACGAGGTTTCATACTTACCATCGGGGGAAAGATCGTACAGCGTGGAGATGCAGTACATGGCGTAGATGAGGTCTTCCAGGGCATCTCCAAGGGCTTCCTGGATGTCGCTGACAGTGGCATAAGACCGCTGCTTCATAATCTTCATCTCGGTAGCCGTTCTCTCAACGACATTGACATCGGCGAGAGTACCACGAGACATACAGCACTGGTCTTCAATCTTCATCAGGATGGTGTTCAGACCATTGGCATAGCTGCCATCACGAAGCGTGGGATTCCAAGGAACCATGGAAGGACCGCTGCCGAGAGCACTGTCGATGTTATTGACACGGAACAGTCTTTCCTTGCCTTCAGGTACAATGGGAACACCATTGACCTTCTTGAAGGTATCGTCGGACGCATCGATTGCCAGTTCGCCGCCCTCATACTCCCAAAGGTATCGCTGGTACTGTTTGTCCGCTTCCCTGATGTTGTCAACAGCACGTGCATAGACCGAAACGCCCAAGGGAGAGTCCATGTCAATCGTATTGCCAAGAGGAATTCGGAAGTATGCAAACAGGGGAGACTCTATATCCTTGATGTTCACTTCAGGGGCGATGTCAGCCCATGTAGGAACCTCGGCGAGGTCGCATTCCTTGCCGAGAGCTTCCTCAATCATGGATACATAGGCCCGGTTCGTGATTTTGTAATCCGTTCCCTTCAGCTCGTGCTTCTCGAGTCTCGTGAAGACTTTCTTGCCTTCCCATTGACGGTATACGAAGTAGGCTGCAGTAATCTTGTGGTTATTGTCGAACGCCACAGGATAGAACGAATTGGCATGAATCACTTCCGTGGTGATTTTGTCGTCGTATACATACGGCTTGAAGACGATGCCACCACCAGCACAGGCATATTCCGTGTACTGGCGAATGTTCTTCATAATGTCCTTGAGCTGTTCATTGATGAAATCAGCCATGTTCGAGCCTGTAACATTGACCTCCATCTCCAGGGTTACATTCCTGGCGAACTCCGAAGCAATGATGGCAGGAAGTCCGAGGGACTGAGGATTCTTGCTCAGCCATGGTGCATTGCCACCGAACATCTCCAGCCATAGGTCTACCGCTTCCATCATGGTATCGGTAGTGATATTCTCGCTGTTGACAATATCGGTAATGCTCTTGATAAACTCCTTAGAGAACACGAACCTCGCCCTCCTTACAAATTCTTTGATGTGTGCAAACGCCACTTTCCTTAGCCCCCTTTATTGAGCAATCTTGGTGCTTCTCTCTCAATCGTACACTCGAAGGCTTTGAGTGTGCCGATGTCAGACAATTCATCTCGCTTGTCCACGTTTCGCTTATTCGACCAGTTGGCGGACGAGAAGGCAAGGGAAAGCGATTCACAGGCATCAGTCATAAAGAACCTGCCCTGCTTCATAAGCTTGGTGGTCAACCTGATCCTGTCGGTGTCAGCCATCTTTGCAGAGTTGCGGACAGTGCATCCGAGGTTGCGTTCCTCCGCAGCATTCTTGATGGCTTTGGTCGTTACATACTGATTGTCCTCGCAATAAACGTAGTCAATCCTTCCGTAACTCTTCTTTATCGTTTTGCCGAAGGAGACAAAACGTTCCACTATGGTCTCAAGGTCAGCTCCTCCCTTATGGGATTCGGAAGCCAACACGATGACCTTGCTGTGGTTCTTGAATATTGCCGTTGCGACCAGGGATACAGAGCCGCTGGCAACCAAACCGATGTTAATCTGTTCAATCATGCCCTTAACCACTGCATCCGCAGGGATGATGATGGTCTCAGTGTTCTCGATGAACGCATCGTAAATCTTGTTGGTGGTATAGCAGCACAAAGCAACAGCATCAGCCCGGTCAGGAGACTTGATGCCACGTTCCTTCATGTCCTTCTTTCTCTCCAGGATGATTCTGCCGTTGCTGGTGATGGAGTATTTACGGACGGTGAGCTGGGCTACCAGTTCCTCGTCATTTTCCAATGAGAGCTGTTCCGTTTCCATCATGTGCTTGACATTCGCCCACATGAAGGTGGTTATGTCAGCATACTTCATTTCTGAGCCATCCTGGGGTGGTCTCATACCGAAGTTGATAGGGACAATTTCAAGCTTGTGCAGCCCTTCTTCCCTTTTCACTTCCTGTAGTCTGTCGGTGACACCTCCACCAAGTCCAGTGTCATCAATGTAAGCTGTGACAACACCCTTGTAGCCGGGATTCTCTCTCAGGACATTTCTATAGGTGATTACGATATCTCCCACAGTCCGCATGAGGTTTTGTCCGTGAGCTATGACCGGAAGAGTGACCTTGCCGCCAACGTTCTGAGCGATGATGGTCTCGTCATCTCCGTATCGAGCAACGTCAACTCCAAGGGTTATCTTTCCAACTTCCTCATCGGGCAATTCCCGAATGACAGCTGCTTCCACGAGGGGAAGTGGCATGAACACGTCATCTTCCTGTGTTGGGAAGTCTCCATACACACGGACTTTGACCACGTTGCTCTCCGCACCATACTTTTTGATGAATGCGGCGATGTTCTCCTTGTTGGTTCTTGAGCTGTCAAGGGACGATACCCGGTGACATTTATACAATGCCCGGTTCAGGTGGTGGCTGTCATAGAACGTGCCAGTGGTCCTGGTAGGGTTGGCACACATCAGGAGCTTGTTGTTGCCGCCTGACAGTGTAGCCAAGATAGCTTCCATGATGCTCTCTTCAATACCGGATGCTTCATCCACAACGAAGAGCATATTGTCTTCGTGGAAGCCCTGCATATTTTCAGGAGCAGAAGCTGTTTTCGCTACAGCAAACCAACGCTTGCCATAGCCTTTCATATAGACATAGGTCTTGGTCCATTCCAGGAGTTCCTGGAGGAGCGGACTCTTTGACCTCCACTTATCAATCTCAGACCATAGAACGTCGTGGAGCTGCTGCAGTGTGGGTGCTGTGCAGATGACTTTTGGATACCGGAAACAGCTCAAGAACCATAGGACTATGACTGCTTCAGTACCAGTCTTACCAACACCATGACCTGATCTGACAGATACTCTCGGGGATGAAGCTATGTCCATCATAACGTCTCTCTGCCAAGGGTCGGGTGTGAACTTGCATACCTCCTGAGCAAACAGCACTGGGTTCTTTTGATAGATTGGAATCCGTTGGGCAAATACTGCCTTTCTATCAGCTCGAGCCATCTGTTACCTCCACTTCGGGTATGCTGCTTACCCAATCGTCCACAACGTTGCCAGCAGCTTCGCCTTCCTGCATGAACTTCCTGTGTCGCTCCTCCTCCATTTTGAAGTGAGGCGAACTTCCAGCCATGTTAATCAGGAATTGCATGGCTCCAATGTCACCAGTCATAGCCTTTGTGAACGCACGAGCCATGATTGCAACCATGTTGGTGTAATCTTCGTCGGCTATTCCCATTGCCTTGAGGTTCTTCTCAATGGCTTCCTGAACGGGCAAGTTGAGTATCAGTCTTGCAGCACTTTTGGCGTCTCTTTTCTTTCGTCTTGCTTCGCCACTGGCCTTGCCCCCTTTTGATGCAAGTTCTCTAACTTCCTTCTCGGTTCTTTGACTCATAGGGACAAGGTTTTCTTCGTTTGCCACAGACTTTTACCTCCCTCCCTTTTGATTGTATTCTAAGCGCAAAAAGTAACCCGGTAGGATTCGCTGTGTGGCGAATTTACCGGGTTAGGTGTGAAGTGATATTGGATGAATCAAACGTCGCTTATATGCCATTTATGGACGTTTTGGTGAGAACTCGATTGCAAGCCTATTGCCTGTCCATTTATGGATATTGCCAGTCTCTTTCCAGCCAGCTCTCTCGAATGCCATCAGGGACTTGGTGTTACCGGGGTATACGCAAGCGGTGACATCATCAAGTCCAATCATTTTGCAGTAGTCTTCGATGAGCCGAATCATTGTGGGTGCATACAGATTGCCACGGCAGGTGGGCCTGATGGCATAGCCTACTTTTCCGTTCTCAATGTGGTTCGGGTTTGGTGTCACCCGAGCAACGCCGACCATTCTTTCGTTTACCATGAAACAGAGATGGAAGGTCTTTTGGTCTGTTTCCACATCTTTTACCCACTGCTCTACGCCAACATCATACAGATGCCATAGGACATTACAGTATTCTCCGGTTCTAACGAACTCATCGAAGAAATCCTGGATGATTCCGGGGTATACTCTCCACGCAAGACGGAGTTCATATCTCATCATATCATTCTCCAAAAAGAAGAACACCCGGGGCTAACCGAGCGTTCTTGGCTTTATTTCTTTTCCCACATATCCGGGGGCCATACCGTTCCGTTGTGGGTCGGGTCGGTTTCTTTCCCTTCAGCGAACTTAGGGTACTGCCGCTTGGTCTTTTCAGCCAAGCCATTCTCTCTGTCGTAGTGACCATACCAACCGCCATAGCTTCCGTTGTCAAACAGGTTCAGCTGATGGGGTTCAAGAGCTTCGTTCTCATCACGGAACATATCGAGTTTGTTCTTGCCACGAGCTCTGCCCTGCCATGTGTGAACATCGTACACATAGTCAGGTACTCGCTGACCGTATTCCATCTGTAGCTCCGCTACTTGCTTGTAGTCAACGAACTCCTCGAACTCTTCATCGGAGAGCGGTTCGTCGTTCCACATAAAGTTACAGGCCACATAGTCTGCGTCACGGTTCTTTCGAGCCATGCACAGGAGGATGACTGCCTTGGCAATGAACAGGTCATTGGTCGCTCCAGGCTTGTTGTTCTTGTTGACGAGCTCATCAGCTTGCTGCAGGGCAATGATTTCTTTGGTCATAATACCGTAGCAGTCTTCAGCGGATATGGTGAGCAGCCGTCTCCACAGGTACGCCCTGTATTTGAGCAACAGCTCATTTGCTGCATAGGCAGCATGAGGAATGTCACAGCGTCTAATCGCTTTCTGAATCATGGAAGACATGGTGAACATATCGTAACCATTCTTCGTAAGTCTCTGATTCCCCATAGACCCCTTCCTTTCTTATCCATATTTGTGTGGTATTTGGTGTATTATAATTCTACCACAGAAGACGAACATAAACAAGCGAAAAGTTACGATTTATGGGGAATTGGGCGTTTTCACCGTATATTACAGGTGAAATTGTTCGTTATTTCAGCATTGCGATATCATACGTTTTCATCGCAGGTTTGATGAAATCGGATGACAGGGAATTGGCATACGCTCCAAGATTCCTGAACAGCAGGTAATCGCCTACCGCAAGCTCTCCGGTGTAGCTCTTATATACGGTGTCGTCTTCAGTACAGGCATAACCGAAGATTTCCACATTCTCGTAGTGCTCACCTTTGCTCATGTGAATCACATCCATGGGAGGATGTTTCGGTGAGCCGTGGAAGAAACCGAAGTCATATACGCTGCAGCTGGCAGTTGCGATGGTGTCGAATCCACGTTCGGAGATAGTCTCGACCTTACCGAGGACGCTGACGGTGTTTGCTACCACAGGAGTACCGGGCTCAATGATGATGGTAGGAAGTGTCTCGTAGCCGTAGATGCACTTCAGCTCGTTGTAGATGGTCCAGGCATAGTCCTTTGCGGTAGGAATCTCACAGTCGAACTGTTCTGCCAGCCTGGGGTCCATGAATCCGAACATATTGCTTCCGAAGTCGATATACTTCACACCAATGGCCTTGCCGAGCTTTCCGAGGATGGAAGCTCTCTTCTTCCAAAAGTCGAGGGTTCTGCAGCCGTGGATGTGGCTATGAATACCTACAATCTCGAAGTATTCATTTTGCAGCTCAAGACACTTGTAGAACTGAGAGGTGTAAGGGTGTACACCGAACCGGGACTCCCATGCCCTGTTTTCATCGATACGGATGTTGACTCTCAGGCCAACCTCGATGCGTTTCTTCCATTCATTTGCCATGTCAGCAAGGGTCTTCAGCTCTCCGTAGTTTTCTACATTGACTATGCCGCCAGTGTAAGCTACGCCGAACTTTCTTACGGCATCAGGAATCACACCGTTGTATACAATGCGGTCAAGGGAGAATCCTGATGCAATGGCGAGGTGCAGCTCATTTGTAGAGACAATCTCAACCATAGCATCAGGGATGGTGCAGAGAGTCTTCAGGACAGTCTCGTGCGGATTGGTCTTGGTGCTGTAGGAAAGCTTGGCATTCTCTCCGAAGTATTGACGAAACGCTTCCTGGAAGCTCTTGACATTTTGCTTGAACAGGTCGCTGTCAAACAAAAAGCAGGGCTCAAATGAAGCGAGATCATCTCTTAATGTTGAGCTTTGCAATATTGCGTTTAAGGTTGTATCCATAGTACCTACCCCATTTGTTCTTCATTGCTTCGATAAGAGCAAGATGACCTGCTCTGTTGCGTGTAGCTCCTTCGTTGGTGTCCATGCCAGCCTTGACGACCAAATACCGGGGCTGGATGATTATACGATTATGCAGCAGTTCTTGCAACATCATATCAACGTCGGATGATGCAGGGTCTTTGCGGTCATACTTTGCCTTGAGTGCGTTCTTGTTAATCCATCGAATGTGACCGGGCATACCTACAAACTTGATTTCCTGATCGTAGCCGTAGGGGGCCATCGTAGGCTGGTCGAAGGCAAGGCCGATGCCAAGGTCATAGATGAGCTGGGCAATTCTTTCGACCTCGCTGGTGATGGTTTCCTTGTCGGGAGAGCCATCCTTGTGTTCCAAGTATCGAGTATCGTTCATGCGGTACACGAACTTCTCAATGTCATCGTCGGCAATGAAGATGACATCCTCGGGGGTGTTCTCGATAATCCAGTAAAGGGTGGACATGAAGCTGAACACAGCTCCATCGGGAATCACGAGCAAATCTTCGACTCCACTGGCTCGGTATGCTTCCGCTTCTTCCTCACGGACGACATATGTGCAATACTCGAAGAGCTTCTTCGAGACGATTGCATTCGGTCTCCGGTAGGACATCACATAGATGTTAAACGAAGTATTCGGACTCATAGTTCTTGCTCATTCGGAGCTTGTAGTTGATGTCGAGCTTGACATTCTCGACATCATATCCGAGGAGCTGTCTGCAACGCAGGTAAGGCAGGTTCAGGCCTGCTCTTGCAATAAAGGGAAGGGTTGCACTCAGGCGAGGGTTGACCTCCAGGAGCTTGACGCTGCCGTCAGGCTTCAGAATGAAGTCGAAGCAAGCATTGCCGTCCAGTCCGGTGTCCTCACAAATCTGCTTGGCGATATCGTAGGCTTCCTGGTTGAATGCGATGTCTGCGAACATGGCAGAACCGAAGGCCATCAGGGAAGCTTCGAAGCCAAGGCCGTGTACGAGCTTGCCGTTGTCAGCAAGGACGCACATACTGTAGTCGGTGCCTTCCTCGTACTCCTGGAGAATCATATCATCGTCCAGGCTTTCGAAGTAGGTCAACAGCATATCAAAGGTGATATAGCGATGCATACCGAACTTGTTGACGATGGTGAGGTCTCTGCCCTTCTCCTCGTCGATGATGCAGAAGCCGAGACCGCCGCACTTGTTGGGCAGCTTGCAGCACATAGCCTTTTCGGGGTAGTTGATATCGTATGCGAAGTCATAGATATCGTCGATGCTCTTCACGGTTCTCTGCTTGGGCATAAGGTCGCCGTACTTGTTGCCGAGAGCAACCTTGTCGTTGACAGCAGCAAGGGACTCCATGGATGTGACAGAGACCTTGATGCCATGGCTTTCGAAGAACGCCTTGTTTTCTGCCATGATAGGCAGCTCTGCGGTGATGAACGGCAGAATAACATCTACCTTCTCCTTTTGGCAGATGTCCAAGACGATGGGAATATAGTCGGGCTCGGTGATGCGAGGAACGACATAGCCAGCATCAACACCCTTCCGCAGCAGTGCGGTGTCCTCGCAGTTGATGCCGACGACACGAATCTCTTCGTTGTCGTAGTTCTTTCTCATCTCACGGATGAGGTCGTAGGAGTGCATCGAGCACCCCGTAATCAGGATTGTCATCATAGTGTTATTCCTCCCTATTCTTTCGGTACGATTTGTGCTTTGATATCATCAAACCATATTGCCCTGGCCTTGATTCTCCGTTTGTTCGTAATGAGCACCTTGCCATTGTCGATTCCAAGAAGTCGCTGCAGGTTCAGGTAGTCAACCTCATTTCGGCATACGACCAAAACATAATCGTACTTCTCGTACCTGATGAGCTCCATGTCTTTGATTTTTCGCTCTTCAGGGTCAGACGGGGGTGTTTCGATACCCAAATCGACAACAATGTCAGAAGTCCAGTCTGCAAGAGCATCCAAGTCCCACTCACCTGCGTGAACGTTGTCCTTGATGTTGATTGCCTTCAGCTCAGCTTCGGTGTAACCGATGAGCCGCTTGCAGAGTACGACAGTCTCAGGGTCTTTATCTTTCAGAATGGACACTCGCTGGTTGCCAGCGATGATATTGTCATACTCATCAATGAGAATCAAACCGAAGTCGCCGTACACTTCCAGTGATTGTTCCAGCTCTTCTCTTTTCTTCTTCTTGATTTTTCGAGGGTTTCCGAATCCAGTTTTGAGGTCCTTGACTTGTAGCTCAACGGTCTCAATTCTTTTTTCCATGCTATCACTCCTGCGTTATACGCTTACAGAATTGGCAAGCATCAGTGCTTGCCGAATGGTTTCGTCCATATCGAAGTAACGGTACATACCGATTCTTCCACCGAGGATGATATTATTCTTCCGGGCTTCCTCCGCATACATAGCATAGAGTTTTGCGGACTCTCCGTTGTTCACCGGGTAGTAAGGGATACAGCCGTCTGTGAACTCCTTCGGGTATTCTCTTGTGACAATGGTCACGGGAGATTCCGCACCATCGAAGTGCTTATGCTCAATCGTCCGAGTGTGAGCCACTTCGCCGCCAGTGAAGTTTACAACAGCATTGCCTTGGTAGTTCGGGCAGTTGTAAGTCTGTTCTTTGAACTCAAGGCTGCGGTAAGGAAGTCTGCCGAACTTGTAGTCGAACAGCTGGTCAGCCATTCCGGTGTAGATGACCTGCTCGGCTTCACGCATGAGGTAGTCTTTCTGAGCAAGGAAGTCAACGCCGAGGATTACCCAAGAGTCTTCGAGAAGCTTTTCGAAGATGGGAGTATAGCCGCCAATGGGGATACCCTGATGGCGGTCATTGAAATAGCTGTTATCGAACGTGAACCGTAGCGGAAGCCTGGAGATGATGTCCGGGGAAAGTTCGGTGCATTTTCTGCCCCACTGCTTCTCTGTGTACTCCTTAACGAGAGTCCGGTAGATGTCAGTGCCAACCATATCAAGAGCCTTCTCTTCCAGGTTGCTGGGGTTCATGCAGACAACTCTTTGTGAATCAATCTTCTCCTTCGCTTCATCAGGGCTCTTCACTCCCCACAGCTGGTAGAAGGTGTTCATGTTAAACGGCAGGTTGTAGAACTTGCCGTTGTAGTACGCAAGCGGACAGTTCGTGAACCGATTGAAGTCAGCGAACTGCTTCACATACTCCCATATGCACTTTCTGTTCGTGTGGAAGATATGGGGACCATACTTGTGGACCGTGATTCCGTTCACATTTTCTGTGAAGCAGTTGCCGCCGATGTGGTTTCGCTTATCCACAACGACACAGGTCTTGCCACGCTTGGTGACTTCATGTGCAAAGACAGAGCCGAACAGTCCAGCACCGACAACAAGATAGTCGTACATCTTACTCACCTCGGAACAAAAAAATAAGTCGCCAGGAGAAAGGAGAACCTGGCGACTTTGAAAAGGGGTTGGAAACACAGCAGCAATTCTATATATACATCTTACCATACGGTAATTCCAATGTCAATACAGTCTTTTTCCAATGTTTTCGATGTCACATCGATGTCAGGTCAAGACCGAAAAACAGCGTTGACAGTTCATCACAGGCGTTGTCAACCACCGTGTAAACCATACTCAAGCTGATATGCTCAACATTGGCAATTTCCTGAGCTGTGAAGGGCTCTTCAGCAAGGAACATTTGGTAGACGACTCTCCATCTTCGCTTCACTTCGGGCTTGGATGAAGATTCGCACTGCCGTCTGTAGCACTCAAGCATCTTATTGCAGTGGTCCATGATGACCTTGGTTATAGCGACACTCTTTCGAATGCTCTGAACTTGACGAATCTCATTCATATCAGCTCCGAAGGCTTCAAGGATGCTCTCAGTATCCTCATCGAGGAGCTGGCTGCTCTCGTATATGGCATTACTGGTGTAAGACGACAGCCCTCGGTACTTCCTGAGAAGCAGCTTCGTATTATTGAACCGCTTGTCCTTGAAGGCTGCTCTCTCATTCTCTTTCTCAGTCCGGTAAGCTTCGATTCCAGCAGCAGTCGCAAGATCAGTAATCTTCTTCACGACTGCTGCCGATAATTTTGGCTCTTCTTGCTTCCCAGCCTTTTTCTTTTTATCACTCATGCAAATCCCTCCCTACAAGTAGTTTCTGCCGAACTCCCTTATGAAATCCTCAGTAGTCCAGCCTTGCTCTTCCATTACTTTTCGCTGTCCGTACCTGCTAAGTGCCATCCTTACGTCAGGGTCTCTGTGGGCGGAATTAGGTCCGAAGATATGGCAGTTGTAGTGGCAAAGGTCTACCACAAGTCCATACTTCTCGGACTTATCACGGTTCTTGCCGGGGAAGATGTGATGCCTATCAAGTGGGTCTGATGCACCATTACGTCCACACAGGAAGCATTTTTTTCTCTCAGCCATCCTTCTTCACACTCTTGTTCCAACCTGCAACAGCCTTCGAAGGAAGCTTCTCTACAGGGCCTTGGGCTCCACACTTATTGCAGACGACCTTGTGGTGCTTTCTTCCTTTCAGGATGCCTTCACCACCGCAACCACATTTTTTTACTTCTTCTTCGCCAACTGCGAAAAACATATCAATCCCTCCAATCAGAACGGCAAATCTTCATCGTCCTCGTCGATTTCATCGAAGCTGTTGCTACCATAAGAGCCGTCGCTCTTCTTGCTGTCTGCGAAGTACATGGCATCGACGTCAATCTCGGTAGTCTTCCGCTTATTGCCTTCCTTGTCGGTCCACTCCCGGATGTCGAGAGAACCCTTCACGACAGCCATGCGACCTTTGGAGAAATAGCTGGATGCGAACTCACCAGTACCTCGCCACGCAACGCAGTCAACGAAGATAACCTTCCGGTTACCATCCTTATCCTTATGGTCACTCTCTACTGCAATAGCGAAGGTTGCAACCGGAACACCGTTATTGGTTCTCCGCAGCTCCGGGTCTCGGGTCAGGCGACCCATGATAACAATATCATTCAGCATATTATCTTCCTCCGAAATTCATTATTTTGTCATACTCGTCCATTGTCCAAAGCTGGACAACCACTCTTGGGTAGTCAGAATAGAACTTGCCCACAGTTGCTTTTACAATCTGTGCATCGTCATAATAGGCAATCTTGTTCAACGAGTCCATTACGACTTTGCACAGGTTGTCAATGTCGGGCTTCTTCGTGGGGCGAAGCTTCTCTTCCATCATCAGCTGCCGTTTCTTTTTGCTGGTGCTCTTCGGGATGCCGTAGAATGCGGTAATGTGCATCATAAGCGGCACCCCCTGCTCATACATGGGTTCTTTGCAAGCATCCCGGTATGACAGCCTGACCATATTCTCGTATATGACAGTGCTGTCAGGTGTCCGGGTGTTCACCTTTCCGTTCACTACAGAGAACCGGGGGCGGCCTTTGCCCTGCGGTTCTCCTTCAATCACAAATGCTCTCAATGCCATTCCTCCTTCAGCCGAGACAGTTCCATCTCACTCAGTGTTTCGATGTCAAGCTCCTTGCATTCCCGGATTACTCGGTCTATGAGCCTGGACATTTGCTTGGTGTCATATACGCTTGAACCGTAGAAGCACATGAAATCCGTGAAGCCTTCTTCGTTGCTGGGACCGATTTTCTCTGCAATCCAACCAATGTGGTCTGCCGCCCAAATGTCAGGAAACCTGTCTGCAAATTCATTCCTGACAGCGAACACCTCGTAGTTGTCACCGATATCTTTCAGGAGGTCTCGGTATATTTCTTCAGGTGTTGCAAGGACAGCTGCAGCAATCTTACCTACCATCACCCACATATAGGCATTGGCATCTTGGCTTCGCTTCTTCCGAAACTCTTTGATGATGCAGGTGTACACCTTTTCCTTCATACATTCGAGGAAGGACAGTATCTTATCTCTTGGTAACTTGATCGCCAGCCAAGTGCCTTCCGTATCGGTTATCATCTTGGCCTTTTCAAATTGAGCTTCCATACATCACCCTCCAAGCAGCTTTTCCATCTCGTCGTACCTCCTGGCAGCTTCCTGCATTCTAAAAGAAGGTCCGTCAAAGCAGACCGGATAGCAGCATTCGAGAACCCTTTGATAGATTCTCTTGAATCGCACATCTTCTACGGTCTGCATATACTTAAGACTGAGGTTCGTGGTAATAATCATAGGCTTGTTCTGCCCATACCGTCCGTCAATCAGGTTGTACACGATTTCCTGAGCGTAAGGGGTATCTCTCTCAGCTCCAAGGTCATCGAAGAGTACCAGTTCAACCTTGTTCATCATATCGATAACCGACTGGACATCGACATTCGACTTATCATCGAGGAGCTTTACGAAGCTGGTGGCATATACCGGGTGAAGCTCTTTCATCAGGTAGTTGCAGATACAGGCGGCAGCATAAGACTTTCCGGTACTACAGTCTCCATACAACAGCAACCCTTGGTTCTTCTTATACAGCTCTTCGAAGTTCTCTGCATACCGTTTGCAGATTCTTATCTGTCTTGCGTTGCCTTTCACGACAGTGCAGGTATCGAATGCGGCATCTTTGAACTTCTCTGCGATAAGACTGCTCTGTGCCAGCTTCATGACCTTGTCGTACTTCTTCTGCTTCTCTTTTTGCTCCTTTTCTTTCTCCATGGCTTCCTTCTCACATTGACAAGGAACAGCTACGATGGTAGGACGGTCAACCAGCGTTATTCTCAACCGCTTTCGTGTGTGGCATTTGCCACACACCAAAAGCCCTTCTTCGTCGGTATAATCACCATCATTTGGTTTGTCGTTTTCGACTCCAATTTTGGCGATTTTTCTTACGAGTTCGTCATACACTTCACTACCTCCTTTCAACAATAATCAGCAAAGGGATTTCCATGCTCAAAGGTCTCTTCTTTCTTGAACAGCGTGGGGTGATTCTTCTTGACCCTATCTACTACCCAATTCAGGATAGCAAGGTAGTCGCTCTTGTAGGTCTTGCCGTTTGCACCCTTGTAGTTGTTCAGGACTTCGATGAACTTCTCAGTAGCAGCCTTGCCGTACTCTTTAACGAGCTTGTCATACTCGGGCTGTTTCAACCGAACGAACTCAGCGAACTTAACCTTATCGTCAGCCTTCTCTTCTTTGCTTTTCTTTCCTTTACTTTCCTTTACTTTACTTTGTGTACTTTCCGGAACAGGAATGTCAGCAGTGCTGTTATTTCTGTCACAGAAATCAGGTTTACAGGGTGTTTCTGTTCCACGTTTCTTGTAAACGTCAGCTAAACGATCAGCGAAGTTCTCCGACCAAATTATCTTCTGCTTCCAAAGGTCGGCATCAATGCATCCAATTTCAGCAAGCAGGTCAAGTATCTGTTCTGCTTTCTCCTTGGTCACTTTTGCCTTGGCTATGAAGAATCTCCAGTCAGCCGCATCGTTGCAATCCATACTCAAGGTTTCCTTGGTTCCGAGGTGTTCTAAGAGCTTGAACCAAAATGCGTATCCGTCATTACCGAACTCTTCCTGTATGGTGAACATCGACGGACTCCCAGCTGCTGTTACATCGTGCGAGAAATAGTCAACACCCTTCTTAGGGCTTCTACCCATTTCACATCACCTCAAGACTCGTTTTCTACAACTTCAGCTTCGATTACTTCCTGCTCGGGCTTGGTCAGCTCTTCCATGATTTGCTCGTACACGCTGTACTTCATACCGGATGTGGATTCAAGCCCGTGTGTATCAAGCAGCCGCTTGACCATCTCGTTGCCTTCTTCCTTGCCGTAGCGTTCCTGGGCAACACGGAACATCTCTTTTCTCTCTTTCTGCGAGATTTCCACGTCAACGTTGATAGGCTCGTCATCCTCATCATCAGGAAGGATTACATAGTCGGAAATCTCCTCGGGAGTATACAGACCTTCGTAGTCCTTCGGGAAAGCTTCTCTCAGGGCCTGGGATACAGCGACCTTCTCAATCATCGTGCAGGGCAAGGACTTCCACAGGCTCTTGCCTTTGTTGTACTCAGCGAAGGATACTTCCTTATAGGTAACGACTTCTCTCTCGTTTCGAATCTTGTGGACTCTGCACCAGCCGCCTACGAGGGTTTCGGTAGGATACAGGCAAGCACCTTCCTTTTTGACAATCTCGTTGCCACGCTGGACCACGATGCCGCTTTCCTTGTACAGGTAGCTGGGATTCTCATCGGCACGTCGCTTGTAGGTATCATAGCCGATGACCATCTGTGCCGGGTCATCCTTGCTATATTTAATCAGGTGCACCTCGCCACTCACGAAGGGATTCAGCTTCTGTGCCTTACATAGAGCCATGAACATCACGATTTCGCCTTCTGTGACGAAGTTTGCGTTGCCACGAACGAGGTACTTCTTAACGTCATCCGGGGACAGATTCACCGTTCCGAGAGACGTTTCATAAACCATCAAATCTGCCATGTCTATTCCTCCTTACTTTCTAAAGCTAATCTTCTGTACGGCTTTGAATGTGATGCCCGGAATTTCTATATTGCCCTTGTGAGCTCGTATGAGCTTCAAGACGGCCTTGTCATCTACGGGTCGAATGACCTGCCCAAAAATCTCCACAGGGACCATACCGGGTGCGATACTCACAATCTCCCAATCGCTTGTGGAGGAGACACCTGCGGCCTTGATAGCTTCAGCCTGTACAGAGATGAACCGGGCAGAGTTTTCGACAAACTGAGCGTTCTCTAAGCTCTCCTCGGCCATTTCCTTTTCCCCAAGCTCTTCCATTTTGATGGCTTCAGCCATAAGTCTCTCCTGCTCAGCCTGGGCAATAGCTCTAAGACGCTCTTCTTCTTCCCGGGCCTTCCGCTGTTGTTCCATTTGGTATTCACCCATGGAACGCTTAATCATTTTTTCGGCGTTTGCGATGGGGGTCAGCATAGCTTTCTCCCTGTCACAAATCTGCTTATGTGCGTCGTGTGCGGCCTTCTTCATTGGCTTGAAGAACTCGATGACATCAGCGGACTTCTGTTTCAGCAACCGACCAAAAGATGCTGCTTGCTTGTAATCTTCTTCGGTCTGAACCAAAAAGTTTCGTGCCATCGTTTCTACAGCACTCACTTCTTGGGAGAGCTGTACTTCGCCCTCAACCATGTTCGGCTGGCTCACAACAGCCAGCACTTCTTCCTTTTTGCTCATTACCATTTACCCCCTGATTTGATATAGTCGTACACCGTTTTCAGTCCGGTGAATACGTCCCAAGCTTTCTGATCATCCGCAGGATGCTCCACAAACGAATACTTACCTGCCTTCTTCAGGTGCAGGATTGCCTTTCTTTTCACACGGATGCCGTGGGTAGCAAGAGCCTTCTTATAAGACTCAAGCTGCACCCTGGTAAGCATCTTCTCCACCTTGGAGGATGTCTTATTGTCAATCAGCCACAACTCATCATCTATGAGCAACAGCAAGTCCACAGTTCCTGCGTACTTCAGGTACTTGTGGTACATCCTGTACTCAACCGCAACAAGCGTGGGCTTGTAGTCATTCCAAAACTGGATGAATGCGTCAAGGTATCCACTGTAACTCGTAGGAATATCTTCGATGCCGTAGTGCAGGAAATTCTCGATAGCTTCGTGAACAATCGAACCACGGTTCGCAGCAGCTCTAAGCACCTGTTGGTCAACTTCTCCGTAAACGCTGGACGAAAGCGGTTTCATCACAGTCGTTACGGAAGGAATCTCAACGCCATCAACTAAGTAGATGTGCGGTTCTTCTATAAACTCAAGCTCAGGCAGCTCATTGATTACTACTACCATGACTCTTCCCCCATTGCCGTCATGATGTCGATGTCCATCATCTTGAGCAAGTCCTCGACATCAAGACAGTCAACATGATAACATTTGCCATTGATTTCGACGAAATCATCGCCGTAGCAGATGCCTTCTTCGCAGGACTCGCACTCGTATACGTGCTTTGGTTCCGGTGCGTTTGGGCAGCGTGGATGACAAGGATTGCTGTGGCACTCTGCACACATTACAACACACCTCCTGCTGCATTGATTGCTGCTCTCATGTGGAAGTCAAGCAGCTCACTCTCAAACAAGAGCGGAAGATAGGACGAGTCCTTTCCAATAACCTGACACTTTCTGATTGAGTACATCAGGACTTCTGCAGCAACGTCTCCGGTGATATGAACACCGAGAATCTGTTCAGCATTGATAATAGCTTCTCTGAGTTTATACATCACTTTGCTTCCTCCACCTTTCTTGGTTTACTTACGAACATTCCGATGTTAATCGGTTTCATCTTTCGTAATGCAGCTTCGAGCTGTTCTGCGGTTTCAATACCATACTCTTCTTTCAAGTATTGTTTCATCCTTTCTACCGCACTCATGTTGCACCACCTTTCATTCCTGCAATTCTGACTCCGCTTTATTACCAAACGGTAAGAGTCCGTCATAAAAAATAGCATTGAACTCTTCATAGTCCATGCCAGTCCCAATGGCGATTACCAAACTTTCGTTCAAAGTCAGCTCGACTTCGCCACGTTCCTTCTTGGAATAGGAATCGGTAGACTTTTCAATCATGTCTCCCATATCCTTTTGGGTAAAGCCCTTACCAACTCGAAAGCCTTTCAGAAGCAATCCATTCATGTCACATCCACCTCCTTGCCGTGTTGGATTGGTATAGTATAATTCTAACTTACTGAACCGTAAGTGTCAAGTCGTTTTGACCATTTTTCTTATAATTTTTATGAGAAAACTGTACTTACTCGTAATTTAATGCTATACTGACATCGGAGGTGATTATATGTCTATGTTCTCTGAAAGACTTCGGGAAGCTATCAATATGCGTGGCGTGACTCAAGCATGGGTAGCATCTAAGGCAAACACCACAGAAGCAACAATCTCTCGGTATGCCAAAGCGGTACATGACCCTGCTGTCATCGAAACCCTTGGTGGCATCTCGAAAGCTCTAAACGTATCTGCCGATTTTCTGATCGGCGTGACAAATGTACCGGAGGTAAGAAGGTCGCTCCCAAACGACCAAAAGATTCTCTTGGATTGCTACTCCAAGATTTCCGAAAGCGATTCAGTTGTTCTTTGGGCTTTACTCGACAAGTATATGACAGCACAGGAGCGTGAACAAGTGAAAAATTCATTTCGCAGAGAGACAATTCGAATCGGGTAAAAGCATCACCCGATGTCAGTAAAAACGGCAACATTATTCACCTAAAATTTAAGTAACGAGGAGATGACCTATATGGACGCTTGTGGTCTCATGTATGACTTTGAAGGCACTGCGGTAGGGTATAATATGGGTGACTTCGAAGGCTGGCTTAGAAAACATTGTAGACGCTTAGAAAGCAGACAGTTGCTTTCGGAATTTATCGTAGAACAGACTCTCGGATGCGGCAGCATCTTACCAGTTGTCGCAAGCGACTCTAATCACAGCTTTACAATCGCCCAATCTGCATCGAAGCTGATACTATGCGATTTTCCAAGCTCACTGCATGACAGTCTACACTTGGACAGATGGAATTTCTTCGTAGTCGATAGCAGCATAGTCTTCGGCAGAATGACTGTCGAGGAACTGATGGCTTTCGACCCGCTCTCATCAGACTATTATATGCTATACAAGCTGTTACAATCATAGACCATGCGTGTGCATGGTCTATTCTTATAGGAGGAACTATGCTGGACAAACTTACATCAATCAAAGTCGCAATCTACATCCGTGTCTCTACCATGTATCAGGTTGACAAAGACAGTCTACCGATGCAGAGAGAAGACCTTGCCAATTACTGCCGATATGTCCTAAACACAAACAATTTCGAAGTATTCGAGGATGCAGGTTACTCTGCGAAGAACGTGGAGCGTCCTGCCTACCAGCAGATGATGGCACGTGTCAGAACCGGAGAGTTCTCTCACGTCCTGGTTTGGAAGATTGACCGTATCAGCCGCAACCTGATGGACTTTACCAATATGTACAACGAGCTGAAGCTGCTCGGCTGTGTCTTCGTGAGCAAGAATGAGCAATTCGACACTTCAACGGCAATCGGTGAAGCTGTTATGAAAATCATCGTCGTCTTTGCGGAGCTCGAGCGAAAGATGACATCCGAAAGAGTCACCGCCGTTATGATTTCCAGGGCCAGCGAGGGCAAGTGGAACGGCGGCAGGATACCATACGGTTACGACTACGACCCCGAGACAAGGACATTCACTATCAACGACACAGAATCCGGGGTCATACATATGATATACGACAAATACGAGGAAAGCCGTTCTCTCATTCAGGTGACGAGACTTCTAAACAGTCTCGGCTATAGGTCGAGGGCTGGCAAGGAGTGGACTCCTACCACAGTCGCCAAAATGATGAACAATCCATTCTACCTGGGTATGTACCGATACAACGTCTTCAACGAGAAGCTGACCGGGAACACGAGCACGAAGCACAAGAAGAGCGAGGACGAGTGGGTCATCGTCGAGGACCATCACCCTGCCATCGTGGACAGAGAGCGTTTCATGCGTGTCCAGGAGGTGCTGATGAGGAACAGGCGTAGCAACAAAGAACCGAAGACCTACGTCAGGAAGAACATCCACGTCTTCGCTGGACTTCTCTTCTGTGGTTACTGCAACAAAATCATGCAAGCCAGCCAAGACCGGGCAAGAGCAGATGGATACAGGCCGTCCATGTATATCTGTACCACGAAGCGTCGATTCAATACCTGCGACAACAAATACATCACCGATGTCGTCGTGGGACCGTTCGTGATGAACTACATAGCAAATATCATAAAGGCCAGCAATAACTTCGGACGTTCCACAACCATGGATACCTTTCAGAAGAAGCTGCTCCGTGGCAGCACCTTTGAAAATGTAGCTTCCATTGAAACCGAGGGGCTGAAAGAGATGTTCCTCATGCTGAAGGCAGGAGCATCATACGACAGCGTGTTCAGGACTCCGGTGAAACAAGACGATGACGCACCGGAGGAGCGTGACCTTCTCCTTTCCGAGAAGCGTAAATGCGAACGAGCTCTTGGCAGACTGAAGGCTCTCCTTCTGTACGACGATAGCAGCATCTCCGAGAAGGACTTTGTGCTGGAGCGTAAATCTATCATGGAGAAAATCGAGTCCATAGACAAGCGTCTCGCTGAGCTGGACGTTCATTCAAAGAGCGGCTTCCAAATGTCGGACGGCGAGTTCATGCAGAAGGCAAGCTACTTCATCATGCAGCAGCAATTACAGGAAAAACGGTACATAGATTACGAAAAATTCATACGAACAATCGACCCTCAAATAGTCAAGAATTTCATGCAATCCGTGGTTCAAAAAATTGTCGTGAAAGATGGCAAAATCATGTCAATCATGTTTTCGAACGGCATCGAGCACAAATTCTTGTATAACGAGGAGTAAACAGCAAAAGCCCCGAAACCTTGTGGTTTCAGGGCTTTTCTCTATTTTCTACTTGTCGATATCTATCCTGTCTCCAATGAACATGGCATCCCCAATGTCTACGGGACACAGGACGTAAGTCCAAAAGTTCGTATTTCTCCGGTTACTTTTCGTACAATTCTTCGACTCTTCCACCCTCATAGTAGTAGTTGGTTCGAATCCAATCATTGTGCTGGAAGGTCGTCACCTTGAAGAATCTAACTCCGTCTTCTTCGCCTTTGAAGATGAACAAGTGCTCACCGTTCTCGTTCTCTCCAGCAAGCGGAAAATCTTCATCAGCGAACTCTTTGGTGATTTCCTCATAATCTTTGAACGTCATGCTGCATTTCCTTTCCGTAACGTCTGCTGAAATTCTATCACATCACATTTTCGGAATCAAGAACTTCTTCGTGCAGATGCTCTCCAACATAGTTGTCAAGCGTAGCCATTCTGCCTGTATAGTTGAAGTCATCCTCCTCAAGGTATCTGCAAGCGAAGTTCTCACCAAACTCCTTGCAGTCACTCATCTCGATAGGCTCAGCACAGATAATCGTTCCCCAATGGTTCACGAGGACATGGGGCTTAATCTGACAAGGGTCGCCCATGCCATCATCATCGTGCCTGACATCATAGGCATACAGACCTTCAGGTACAGTCGCCCTGTTAATCCTGGCACAGGTGAACAGGCACTCCTTCCCAAACACCTCAACACGTTCATAGTTTTCATTATTGGCATTACGATACATCAACATTCCTCCTTTCAACAAACTCTCTGATTTCTTCAGCACCAACACGCTCCGCTTCGGGCTGGGCATTATCAATTTCAACCATCATCTCGAACAGGTCATAGCCGCTCTGTTCAGGACCATCGTGGTACTGTCTGCCGACAATCTCCCAACCTGCAATGATGTAGACACCGTTGTCCCAATTCTCGCAGTCGAGGTTGTTGCACTTATCGATGCCGATGGAGGTGCCGCCGCCGAAGAAGTTGCCGATGACCTGACACAGACGAGCCCAACCATAGTTGTCTCTTTCAGGAGGTCTGTAGCCCTTCAGCTTGCAGTATGCAAGGAATGCTTCTACGGAGTCACGACCTCCGTTCCAATGCAGGTACACGCCAAGGTCATTGGAGTTTGCAACGTGCAGACTTGTGCGGTCAGTTGTGATTACTGCTCTGTTTCCCATTTTTCATTTCTCCTTTCAATTACCAACTACTTCTGTAATAAATCATCTGCGTCTTGAAGTCAGTCGTCTTGAGAACACCATCAATGATGGCAATAGTATCCATCAGACTGCGTTCATACCACTCGTCGTATTCTATTGGGCCGAAGAAGAAACCGCACTGCGTAGGTAACAGCTCTTCGGCAAGGTTAGGGTCAGACAGAACTTTGTAGCAAACATCACGAAGCTCCTCAAGGTCTTCCTTTGTGACTTTTCTGTGATATTCGCAGTCATCGACACCGTCCTGAACGTTCTTCACGAACCAGTTGTGGACGGCATTTGCTTTTCGCCAGTATCCAACTTCCTCGTCGATACGGAAAAATCCGTACTTCTTATCTACGTCGCCATAGGAATACTTCTTTGTGTACAACGGAGCGTAGAACTCGATAAACTCCTGCGAAGGAATCTCCTTTCGTCCGCACCATCTTTCGAACGTGCAGGTGGCATATTCGCTGCCTTTGATTATCGCATCAATCCAGTCAACGAAGCTTTCAACAGCTCTTATGTCATCAGCGGTTGCACCATTATATCTCGGCATCCGGGTCAAATACATATCCAATCCCATATTCTTTTCTCCTTTCTATTACTTTCTCAGGCTGCGGACGAGAGACCAGCTTTCGGGGTCTTCATGAATACCTGCATAATCGAGCATTGCTTCATCCGTTCCACAGTGCTCACAGATGTAAACATTCGCACGACGGCTCAGACTGTTCATAATCAACTCGCCATCCATGGTGTAGTGCCCACACCTCGGGCATGGATAGTTGAACTCGCTTTTGCGTTGGACTTTGCCGAAGTTATCGAGGAGCTCCTTTGCCGTGGTGACTTTTTTCATGCTCATATCGATTCTCCTTTCAGTGAACCAGTTCGTGTACCTTCTTGCCCTTGCAGTGCAGGTCACGCTCGATGCCGAGTGGCATACCGGGGATGGGCTTGACGCTCTCCAGCTGAGACAGCAGAACATCGCCCAACTCCCATTCATAGATGTGGCAGTAGCCGAAGAACAGCCAGTCGCCATTTTCCTGCTTCTCGCCTTCGGTGATGAGCCATGTACCACGTCCGTACGGATTGAAATACTTCACCACAACCTCGGCTTCCTGGCCCATGCCATCCTGCGAATAAAGGGGGAACTTCTCAAACTTCTTCTCGATTTCCTTTGTCATCAATTTCATAATACTACCTCCTATGTAATCGTTTTCATTTGACCGTAAAGCCGATATCCCAGCTTATGTAATCAGTCTGCGTATTCTGCGTCGTACTCATCGTCCTGCCAAGCGAAGTTGATTCGCTGTCTCAGGTCTTCGATGTCGATTGCAAGATCAATCAGGTTTTCCATATCTTCCCCAGCTGCTAACCGGGAGTGGTATTCGCTTTCCATCTCTTCGAGCAAATCTTGAAGCTCAAACGGGTCTTCATAACTGCGATACATTCATTACACCTCCTCGTCGAAGAAGTACAGGCACTGACGGGCAAGTTCAGCCATGATAGCTTCGACTGTGTAATCAGTGATGTCGGAGTGGCAGTAGATGTCGGTTGCGATGTCTGCCAGCTTATCGGTTGTCATATGTACGAGTTTTCCTTCTTCATCGTGGAGCTTTGCGAACATTGCTGCATACTGTTCGTTGTCGCCGCAGGTGTACCAGTTGTACTTGATGCAGATGGAGCGGAGCTTTGCGGTGCTAAGGATTCGGGTTTCGGTGTACTTCATTTTTACTACCTCCTGTTTTGGTGTATTTGATTTGTTAAGTATATCTTACCAAATGGTAATTCGTTTGACAAGCGGTTTTTCTGAATTTTTCTAAAATTTTTTTCTTATACATCTTTACAGCAAAAAGAGGAGCCCGAAGGCTCCCCTATTTCTTGATGACTTATCGAATGATGACGACCTGACCGGACTCGATGAGGTCCTTCAGCTCGTTCTCGAAGTAGCTGGCGACGTTCCGGGTGGCTTCCAGCTTCCATACACCGCCGTCGGCCTGGAACAGACCGATGCCGCCATCGCCGTTGATTCTCAGCAGGAACTCGGACTCAGGCTGCTCGACCTCGATGAAGGTGCGGAAAGGCTTCAGGCTGACACGGGGCTTCACTTCCACCATGGAGCTCAGGGCGATACCCTGCTTGGCTTCGACCTTCTGCGTGACACCGTTGTCGGTAGAAGTCACCTTGCTCTCGTTGCTGATGCTGGACAGCAGGGACAGCAGGTACTGAGTGTCTTCGTTGGGGATATACAGACTGCGGATTTCGATGACTGCGTTCTCATAGGACATGAAGCGGCCCATCGTGACATTCGGGGTGTCTGCCGTGCATCTGTACAGGTAGTGACGGTCAAAGTCTTCATCGTATGTGGTGAACACGGCGACTTCGTTGTACCGTTCAACCTGGACGAAAATTCTCAAATTGATGCGACCAGCTTCGTTGCGGACAAGCTTGCAGATGCTGTCCAGGCCATTGACATCGATGCAGTGAGGGGCAGTCTTCTTGACATCGACCAGCTTCATGTCCTTGTTGCAATACACCTTGCCATCAACCTCGATGGTCTTGGGTGCAGCCATATCTTCGATTTTCTGAATCATTTCTTTCAGCATAACGTTTCCTCCTTAATCGAGCTTAACCGAGCTTAACCGAGTGCGGCAATTTTCAACAGCTTGGGCGGCTCTTGTTCGCCGCCGTCAAGAGACAACTGACCAGGAACCTGGGGAACAATCTCCGCCAGCACCATCTCGCCGTTCTTGTCAGCGGTGATGACAAGGCTTGTGCCGATGGGTACAGTCGGAGCAAGCGTGGACTTCGCTGTCGCCGTGATTTTTACAACCTGACGCTCCTCATCAGGCTTCAACACGACGGTCAGCGTGACCTTCCGATTTGCGGTAGGGTCGGTGTTCGTGTCCAGGATGTTGTCGATGACCTTGCTGACCTCATAGTCAACTCTTTCCTGGATTGCGCCCTTTGCCATCTGCAAAAGGCTGCTTCTTACATCTTGGGTCATGGTTCTACTTCCTTTCATTTATGTCAACGGATTACTCCGTCGCTTACGAGTTCATATATTTGGGGATTCCCTAAAGACCTTCAGGCATACGCTTTTCACAATGTCTCTGTTTCTCCTTCTTACGCCATTGGCTGCAGGAATGGCCAGGGTCAGTAAACTCACAGCAGAACTCACTCTTTCCATTGAAGCAAGCACCATATTGGGTGAAGTCTGCGTAAAAGTTGCAGTTCTCGCATTGCTTGACCACGGTCACTCCTCCTTACATTGGGCGATTATCCGCAGCTTCAGGTCGGTGGAGGACAGGCTGTGCATCCTGGAAACAAAGCAAGGCTGTATACCTCGCTTCTCTTCCTGCAGCTTACCATCCCAATCTTTATCTCTGTGGTCTTCACCCAAAAAACGAACATCGTACTTCAGCATGGATGCAAGCAGCTCCAAATCTGCCCTACCCTGGTAAGGGATAATCTCATCGACACACTCTACAGCATTGAGCTGGGTGAATCTCTCGAACACAGACTGCACAGGGTTCTTTCCATCGGGGTGGGTGTTCAGTCCTACAATCAAATGTTCACACTTCTCGGCAGCTTCCTCCAAAGCGAGTATGTGACCTGCGTGAAGGATGTCGGCACACATAGGGAACAGACCGACCTTATATTTCTTGTACATCGTCATCAGTCCTCCTGTTCTTCAGCGGCCTGGACAATCGTCTTAGCATTCGCATATACGGTGTCCATGACTGCATCCATGTTGATGTTATGAGCCATAATCGCCTTGTCCTGTGGGTTGGCACCGAAGTATCCGGTAAGGACGTTTCCATCAGGCAAGATAGCACCAAGGAAAACCTTCTTCGGCTGGTTCTCTACGAGACACTGCACAAACTCCTCAAGGAACTGTGCATAGGGCATCATTCTTTCATCCATTATTGTCTTTTCTCCTTTTTCCGTAGGAACAGAAATCATCCGGCTTTCTGCTGGGCACGCCGCAGATTTTACAGAACCATATTCCATCAAAGTGCTTGCAATCCTTGCACCGCACTACTTCCACGGCATCCACGGTGTGGGCTTCGTCAATACCGTCACAAACCATATCAATCAACGCAATTTGGTCTGTATCATGACATTGGGTGTAATGCTCGTAATAATCAGTTATCACCGTTTCTCTCAGCGCATCAGCATCAATCAGCCGCTTTTCACTCGCCATTGTCAGCCCTCCGTTCTCCGTAGCTGCAAAAATCTTCCGCTTTGCGCTCTTGCCACGCATCTGCGTTCACATTACCGTCACTATAAATTTTCAGACACACGCCCTCACGGTCATACCAATGTGTGCAATCCTTACACCGTACCACTTCCACGGCATCCACGGTGGGTGCTTCGTCCATCAACCCCAAAAGTACGGTATTGATGAACACAGTCTGCGGGTTGATCATTTTGTTTTTTAATTTGCTGACAATCGCATCCGCATCAATCATCCGCATCGTCTTGCCTCCTCTCAAACTGTTTACAAATTCCACCGCAGCTTCCCATAAAGCCGCCTTTGAGTTTGCAAGCCATCTCAGGCATTTTTACCCCGTAATGGTTCCAGCTCGTCCACTTGAAGTGCTTGCACATATACGGGCGAAGTTTATCATCCACTGTCTGCCCTCCTTACCAAGGCAGATACACTTCGTATTCTTCTTTTACGACGTGCTCTATATCCTTCCATGTGATATAGCGATTTTTCACGCTGTCAGCATAGTAATTGATTTCTTCGGCGAACTGCTTGATGTCCTCACGGGGCGCTTGGTGCTTATCGATGAGAACATAAAGCATCAGGTATATCATCCGTCGCATGGCCTCTGTTGTCGCAGCGGTCTTCGCTCGATTTATGTCCGCCATCGTTGCGGGCTGGCGGCGAGGATTCGTCTTCTTATTACCCACAGCTACCTCCCTGTGCTTCCAAATCCATTGTCGCCACGGTCAGTCTCTTCCAGGTGGTCAACCAGCTCAGGCACGGGCAGCTCGCACGGAAGGATGACGAGTTGGGCAATCTTGTCCCCTTCTTTGAAGTGGTGCTGCTTGCTCGTGTGGTTGTACAGCTTCACGGCAATACTCCCGGTGTAGTGGGCATCTATGACACCATCAGCGGTGAGACCGTGCTTAACGTTCAGGCCGCTCTTGGACTTGATGAAGCCGACACATCCTTCAGGGATTTCGACATGGACTCCGGTGTCAACCGTGACGGAGCCTACATCGACATCGGAATCGTAGCCAGCTATTGACATGGGAACGGTTACATCGTAAGGAGTATACAGGTCGAGCCCAGCGTCGTATGCATGGGCTCTTGTGGGCATCTTCGCCCCGGGGTCAAGCATTACTTTCATGGTCGATTCAATTCCTTCCTTAATATATGTCATCTTCGAGACGGAACGTGAAGTCGCAGATTGCGAACTCATTCTTGAGCTTCCTTCGAGTCCTGTTCTCGATTGATGTCTTGGACATAGGGTTCTTCTTTGCCGCTTCGCTGAGTGACTGGTATCTTTCGAGGACTTTGCCGTTCATGTCAATCTTGACAACGGCCTTGGGCTTTGTCCTCCCTCGGGTCTTCTTGTACAGCGGAGTCTGCTCCCAGGCGTTCACGAGGTCTTTCCTCTTTGTGAACCAGTTTCTGCCGAAGTCAAGCGGACATTCGCTGCATTTCAAGATGACAAACACATCATCGTGAGCAATTTCCATCTTTGCCCCACATACCGGGCAGAGTCTTCTTACCCTCATTCATCCATCAGCTCCTTGATACGCTTGCGAACGTAATCAGCTTCCGCTTCGAGCTTATAGATTGCATCAAAGTGCTTCTCGATTCTGACAGGACTGCAAGTATGACTCAATCTGTCCTTCTCTCTATGGATGACGTTGTTCAGGTCTTCCAGTTCGAACTCAAGCTCATCGATGTCCATTCCGTCATAGTGGTCTACGATACTCAGGTCTTTCATTTGATTCACTCCTTTATCTGTGCTGAGAACCATTGTGGGGCTCTGTGTCAGCGTATTTCTCTTACCGAATGGTAAGGTGTTGGTCTAAAAAACCGCCGCTTAGAACGGCTTTAATCGCCTTGGAACATGAGGTCGAAGAGCTTGGCTTTCAGCTTCGTGATTTCCAGCTTCAGAAGCTCAATATTGTTATTGAGCTTAACATTGTCCTGGTCATGCTTCTCGTTCACAGCTATAGCAGTTTCGTAACTTTTTTCGAGCTCCTGGAAGTGTATCTCCTGTTCGCTGATGATTCTTTCCTTTCTTGACAGTTCAGCTTCGAGCTCAGTAACTTCTGCACTCAGATTCCGTTCCTTAGCAACAAGCTGTTCAGCTATGTGAGCATTCTTCTCTTTCAACTCGAAGCATCTATCGATGTACCATGCACAGGATTTACCAAAGTCGTTCTCGATGTTTTCTTCTGCAATCTTCCACACGCCGTCGAATGCTGTTGCTATGTAACTATCCTCACCGAGGTCGGCGACGATTTTCTTAATCTGTTCGAGAGCTTTACGCTCCTGGTCTTTCGTTGCTACCATTAAAACTCATCCTCCTCATTATCATTTTCCTGGAAGCTGCTTTCGGTGATGCTGCCAAACGTATAACCGTTGTCGTTGTTCAAGTAGACAGGCATATCCTCATCAAAGTCCTGCAGGAACTCAATCAGCTCCCCAACAGTCATTGTGCGTTCGCACTGCCCGGGTGTGTATCCTTCTCTTCTTCCTTCGATGAACAATTTCATTTTTCAACCATTCCTTTCATTTTTTGTATTTGTTTGGTTTACTTTATCTTACCACATGGTAAGTCTTACGTCAATCGGAAAAATGAAATTTCCTAAAATTTTTTTCATAACGTCCTGTTTCGTGAACGACATGGGCAAAAATAAGGACAGGTCTTTACAGACCTGCCCTACACTTACAATCGACCATGAACTTCTCTGCATCAGTCTCTTCAACAGGCATCACGATGCCGTCTGCTTGCCAGTTTGCATACAGTACAATGAAGTACCGTCCTTCAGTGTCTTTGTACAATTCGAAGAAGCTTCTTGCGAATACGCTGGTGTGGCAAATCGCTTCGGACTTATCGGTGTCATAGGTTACACCGTTCGCCATCTTCACGACTCTCCATCCGATTCCGTTCCGCTTCTCCTTTACCTGCTCACCGCTTTCGGTGTTCACCATCTTAACCTCATAGCCGAGGAACTTGGCGATTTCCACCCACTCATCAGCATCGACTGTATTGTTCTTCAGTCGGTTTGCGAAGTTCTGCGGTGTCCATCCCATATGGGCGGCTACTTCCTTCTGCTGCTTATCGCTCTCAGCGATTGCTTGCTTGATTACATCGGATACGCTCACGATATCACCTTCCATACCAAAATCACCTCCATTATATCATAATCGTGAACTTTGTCAATCGTTCACTTCGTTTCACTTTTCCATTATCTTCTTCAGCAGGTCCTGGTACATCTTCTCGAACAGGTCTCTTTCGGCAGTGACCTTGATGAGCTCACTGCTGTCAGAAGAAGCAGGAACTTCGACAGGCTTCTCGACTACTACTTCCTTGACTACTTCCTTCGGCTGAAGGATGTCGAGGTCAATCCCAAGGGCGATAGCAATAGAATTTGAAACCTGTTCCATCTCAGTCTTTGTGCAGGTACTCATGTAACTTCCGAGCCTGGACTTTGACACAGTCGTTACCTGCTCACACAGTGCGGTGGAAACCTTGATAGCACTGCGAATCGTAACGTGCGTGGGCAGATGGTAGTCCTTGGGAGCAGTTGTCAGGTAGACCACATTCACTATTGGTGAGTGTTCGTTGCCTTTGTCATTGCTGACAACGATAGCAGGTCTTCCAGCTTTCTGCTCACTGCCTTCTTCATTGAAAATCGACTCAACGTAGAAGATGTCTCCACGTTCAACAGTCTTCTTATCGGTGCTATATGCGATGTTTGCCATTAGTCATTCCTCCATTCTCCAACAGGGTTGCCATTGATATCAAGCAGCACACCGGAGGACATACCTCCCTCCAGCAGTGCTTCGATGCACTTCAAGAGCCGTCTCAGCTCCTGGTGGGAGCAGTCATCCTGGAATGCTGCTCCATCGTTCTTGATCTGCAAGGTAAACATAGCGTCCTCCTTATCCGTAAATCACGTCATCGAACAGTGCCAGCTGGACGATTGTATCTGCCACATCAGCGTCAACCTGGCAGCAGTCGAGGGTCTTACCATCGCACCAACCGTAGTCGGCGAACCAATGGTCTGCGTATGCCTTCTCAATACCACGCAGCATCTTCTCGATGTCCAGTTCATACACCGCATCTTCCTCGCTGTCGTGCAGACGAAGGATGCCGCCACGAGAAATCTGCTCGCTGGCGTATTCGCCAAGGTAATCTCCAACAACCTCAGCCTTCCAACACCAATAGGTGATGCCGCCTTCAAGTGCCGAGACCATGATGTCATCGATGTCTTCTTCAGTGACCCGGATAGTCGTAGTCACCGGGATATCGAAAATCTTCTTAGTCATGCCACTTCCTCCTTAATCGTGAGACCTTCTTCCCGGCAGATGCGTTGGACGATTGCTTCGTACAGCTGTTCTGCGATGACTTCGGATTCTGCTTCGGCCTTCTTGGTTCGCCGGGTGACTTCCTTGCAGAGCTGCTTATAACCGGAGCCCAGGACGGTGCTCTCCATGCCATAGCCGCCCTTATCTTCCTTGAACACCGGAGTGCAGGATACATAGAAGCCACGCTTGTTCGGTTTTCCGGTGAATACGTTCATGCCGCCCAGGTCATAGAACGTGTGGACCTTGATGAAGTTGACATCGCTCTTACCCTCAACAGGTATGTACATTTTCATACTCATTCCTCCTTATCGCTTCGTAACGAATTTGCAAACAGGCTTGTTATCGGTGTCGAAGGCTTCCATAAAGAGCTCACCATCACTCTCGTAGCAATAGACCTTGAGTGCTCTCACGATGTTGCCTTCATCACGCTGCTTGATGACAACAGTCATACCACCTTCCTTGGATGCAGGGCCACCGGAGAGTTCAGTTTTTCGACCATCGATGTCTGCGTCAATCCAAAAGTTTCTTACTGCCATGTGTTTTCTCCTTTCTGCCCGGTTACAAAGCCACCGGGCAAGGCTTATGTAAATCAGTCGTAGTTGGAGCAATGTACATCCTTGCAGACAACATCCTCAATGAAGGGTTCATATGCTTTGATGAACCGTTTCAACCGTCCGGTCTCACTTCTCCATGTCTTGCGGTCATCCTCGTCATCGGAATACCGCATTTCGCCGTTGCAGTGACCTTCCTCGTAGTAGGTGCTGAGCTGGTAGTCGCATTCAGCTACCATGTCTCGGATGTTCCAACCTTCAGTGTCCTCGCTGAAGCGAGTTCCTATGGTAACGTGCTCACGGCAGATGCTGTACATGATGTAGTTGTACCTCTTTACTGCGGTATCCATGTTCAGGTGCTTCATATGTATCATCCTTTCTGCCGGGCTTAGCCCCCCGGCTGGGCTTGTCTTTACTTCGCCAGTTTCTCAGCCATTCTCACATAGGCTTCTGCCTTGGCCGTGTTCTCTGCCAAGCACTCTTCGTGCCAACCGCAGCTCTCCTCAGCTTCCTTGGCTTTCTTAATTTCTTCTTCGTAGTATTCAGCCTGATTTTCAGCCTGTTCTGCCTGTCTGTAGAGGTAGTCCAATACCTCCTTGAGAACGCTTACATCGGCTAATGCCTTGGGGTACTTTTTCATGCTATGTAATCTCCTTTCTTTTTCCACCCTGTAATTTGGATGGTTTGTTTGTAACTATATCTTACCAAATGGTAAGCTTTACGTCAATCGATTTTCGTGAAATAATCTAAATTATTTTTTCTACTTCACAGTTAGCAGTATTTCAACCACTCTGTCTTTCCGTTGGCAATCAAGGTATTCGCCCGAACACCGGATGCCCAGGCGATGCAGTCCTTAGCAAGTCCAATCTGCTTTCCGGTCAGGTATACGATTCTGCCGTCACCATCGAACAGGATGCAATCGAGCAGCTCTCGAAGGTCCTGCAGGTGGGCAGACAGCCCTTCATACATCCCTTCATCCCAAGGAGTTTCGCCACACTCCATCTCACGCAGGTAGCACCACACACGGTTCTTGCGGAACTCGATGTCGTGGGCGTGTTTCTGAACGCTGAACGGATATTTCTTTTCTGCCATTCCAATCATCCTTTCTTCATGCTTTTCAGCACCCTGGTGCCGAGCTTGTACAAGAACCGAACACCATATACGACAGCTTCTGCGAAGAGTATGAAGTACAGGGCAGCCAGCCATCCCTTAGCGGATGTGATTCTCCATGCGAAGTAACCTGCACTTGCGAACAAACCAAAGGCGAACATTCCATTCGCCATGACCTTCAGGCCAACGATGACAGGGTGATTCTTCATTTTTAGTTCTCCTTCCTATTTGCGAACTCAGGAATGTTCTCCCACAGTTCATTTTCGATGTTCCAGCGGACGAATCTTCTCAGCTTCTCAGCTACCAGCTTGTACTGTTCTTCGAGTTCGTAGGAGCGATACCACACAGGCTTGAGCATATCTTCGATGTTTTGGCGAACATTCGCAACGAAGGTTTCAAGATCATCAGCGAAGCAGAGACAGTCATCCAAAATGTCGTACACTTCATATACGAGCTTGCCACGCTCGTTCAGGTAGGCGTGGTCAATATTTTGTAGCGGTTCATATGTTCTTTCCACCTTTTCACGGATTTCTTCAAAGCTTTTCTTAGACATACACTATATCTCCTTTCATTCTTCCATATACACTGGCATCCAGTAGGACTCTGCATCGGGTTCCGCTGTATCTGTCGTAGCGAAGCTCTTCGAGTACACTCATCACAGTTCCGAACTTGCTATCAGCAACTTCCTCCCAGGCTTCATTCCTCAACGCCCAATGGCAAACAGTCTTAAAACTTCCATCCTCGGTCATATATGTAATTTGATACGATTTCATTCTCCTTCCTCCATTTCGATTTGGAATCGGGCGGTTTTGCCGCCGCCCATCGGCTATGTAACTATTCGTCCATGCTAAGCAGGATTTCCAGGGTCTGTGCTGCGATGTCCGGGAAGTTTCTGACAAGCAGGTCATAGTCCTTAACGATAACGTTTACAGGAGCTCCAACTTCGGCTGCGGTTACGATTACATCCTGAAGCTCCATTGCCATCCTTCTATCGCCGTTCTTGAGAGCTTCCTCGAAAAGTTCGTGACACCTTTCTTCAAATCTTTTTTCGTTTCCATCGAAGCTTGCACACATTTTGCGGTAAACTTGCAGGTAACTCATTTTTCATCCTCCTTTTTTGTTTTAATGTTTTATTTGATTATATCTTACCAAATGGTAAGCCTTCCGTCAATCGGAAAATGTGAATTTTTCAAAAAATTTTTACCGCCCACGAGGAAACGTTTATTCCGTTGCGGCAATCCCATACTAAATTCATTTCTGTCACAGAAATTCGAGGTAAGGTCCTTTTCTGCTGCAGAAGTACATAAAGTATAGTAAAGTAAACTATAGTAAACTAAAGGAAAGTATATCAAAGTACATAAAAAGACCGTTTCTATGTAGATACAAGATGTTACGTCGTGGGTTTCTGAGGGCACACTATATATTGATTTGACGAGTTTGGCGTTTTTAGGTGTTAGGATATGGGGAGAAATAAAATCGCTGAGAAACGCTTATATTGCGTGAGAGAGCTATATAACAAAAAAAGCCCCCGGCAAGGACGAAAATCCTATACCGGGGGCATTGTGCAGGTTGCCTAACTACTTCTTAGGCGTTTCATAGGTCAAAGCATTATTTGAATCGGACAGGCCAGCAGTCGTGGGGTCATTGATAGCGTTCCAAATAGAGACGATGACGGACACGACGATGACGGGGTTTTTCACCGCTTCGACAAACACGTTGCCGAGAGCCGCCCAGGTGGTCATGTCCTGCCAATTAAGGCCGAGGTAGGCCAGGATGGGCAGGATGATTGCCAGGACGATGTTTGCGATGAAAACAGGGTTCTTGAATCTTACCTTCAGGTTGATTTTCATGGTTTTTCCTCCTTTATTTTTCTCCGAGGTTTATTTTGTCCCCAGGAGCTTCTTCCAGGTGTTCTCGCCGACGATACCATCCACAGTGAGACTCTTCTTCTTTTGGAATGCACGAACAGCTTCCTCGGTATTGGTGCCGAAGTCGCCATCAACAGGGTCGTAACCAAGGTTATAGCCCATGCAGTAGAGCAGACGCTGCACGGTCTTGACTTCTGCACAGACAGGCATACCTTTTTTCAAGACCTTCAGTTGGATGTTCACCTTGGACACTGACTGAGTTGCAGGTTTGGCGGTAGACGCTGCAGCCTTGGTATACACGGCCTTGCCGTCCTTGTCGTAGACGGTATAGCCTTCAGGACAGGCACTCTTTGCGGAGTTGAGATTCTTGTAAGCACCCTTCTGAGACTTTGCATCATCCCATGACTTGCGGATGCGGTAGAGCTCGTCTTCGGCAGGAGCGGTCTCCTTATTGGTGTCTGTCGCACCGAGCCGCTTGTTGACCTCTTGGGCGATATAGGAAAACTTGCTCTTGAGGTAAGGACCGGGGCAAGCGGTGGCAGCGAAGTAGCAGTGCATGGTCAGGTTGCCATCCTTGTTGCCAGTGAAGTTCAGCTTAGGAATGCCGTTACGCTTGCAGATGTCCACGCACAGATCAATAAGGCTTGCCATAGCTTTGTCGCTGACAGGCCAGTCAGGGTCACCACCACAGTTGGCAACCTCAATGGTCACTGCCCGGTTGTCATTGGCTGAGTTGGAGCTGGCCCAAGAACGGTCTTTCTCCTCCACATACATAGCGACACGACCATCGGTGCCAATGCCATAGTTGGAGCTGGCCTGTCTTTCTTTTTTTTGGAATTCGTTGCCGCAGGATTCGATGGAAGCGTTACCAGCCATGTGATGAATGGTAATCTTATCAATCTTGTGGTTTCGGGGACTGGTACGATTTGGAGAGATTTTGGTGTAGACCACCATAGAACTGTTACTCATTCTTCATTCCTCCTTTTTATAAAAGCGAGGGGTTGCCCCCTCGCCTTTTTACATAGCTTCCACCTGCTTAATCCATTCGTTGAACGTCAAGGACTCGAGGACCATGCCCTCAGCATACATCCGGTTCTTGATGCCCATGATGATTTGGGTCTTTGCGTCCTGCGGAATGGAGTCGTGCAGGTGTTTGTACTTCAGCCAGTAATCCTTGAAGCGTCTCTCAGTTGCGATGCGGTACTCATGGTTCTGCTGATTCAGCCACTCTGCCTTGTTCATGGTGAAGTAGGCATCGTAAATCATGTTCACCGCAAAAAACTGTGCATCCGGTGTTCTTCCACGCTTGATGAACTGGTCCACAAGGGAGTCGTTACTGTCAAGCATATTGTTGTAGGTCTTCAGAATATACTTAGGGTCATGTCTGCATACGGAGTCATCACGCCACCGCCAAAGGTAGAAGGAAGTTGCGGAGAACTTCAGCTCCTTTGCGAGACGCTGGCACAGGCAGTTGAAATAGCTGTCCTCATGGATGGTCAATGCGTCATTCCAGCGGATATTGTTATCCAGCAGGAACTGTCTGCGGTGAATCTTGCCGTGGACAAAGGTGGAGTCCATATCGTGATTGATATAGACCGGGATTCTGCTACCGGGCATCCGAGATTCCTCGATGAACGTGGACACAAGGCTATCAAAGCCAGCACCCTCCATCTCCCGGAAGACGATATACAGGCCACAGGCATTGTAGAACATATCGTCTGCGTCGCAGAACATCACATAGTCCGCAGTCGCATAGTCGAGACAGGCGTTGCGTGTAGCAGATACGCCGCCATGATCGTGCAGGTAGTAGTCGATACGGTAGCTGTATCTGTCAAGAAACTCCCGGCTCAGGTGAATGTCAGTGCCATCATTCACGATGATGACACCGACATCCTTTTTGAGGTCAACATTCTGCTGTACCTCGATACTGTCGAGCAGAGGTTTGATGATGTCAGCTGTTTCTTTGTACTGTGGTACGAGAATCTGTAACTTCATCTAAAATCACTCCTAATTAAATTCTGAGTCTTCGATTGCGAAAATCTGTGATGCGACTGCCGACCACAGGTTTGCAGATTGGTATGCTGCTACCAGCGATGCAGGGACATAGACATTGCAAGTGCCGCTGTAGATTGGCGAAGCATACAGGCTACCAACAGAGCACACAGTAGACCCTGCCAACACAAGGGCAGATAGGTTGCTGCAATGCGTAAAAGCAAAGCTGCTGATGCTCGTAGCCGCAGGGAATGATAGTACCGTAAGACTTGAGCATTTGCAAAAAGCACTTTGTCCAATAGTCTGTACCGCAGGGAAGTATACATCAGCCATTGCGGTGCAGCCGGAGAACGCAATGCTGTAAATCGTTCTGCAAGATGCAAAACTGGCCTTAGATAGGCTTATGCAGCCATAGAATGCACTGCTACCGACACACGAAGCAACCGGGAACTCTACGCTGGCAAGTTTGGAGCAGCCGTAAAATGCGGACATACCAACCGAATTGATGTTGGGCATATAAACCTGAGACAGATTGAAGCACATAACGAATGCGTAGTATCCAAGCTTGTTACACGCAGGGGCACTCACACTTTTTAAGCTGCTGCAATTTTGAAAGGCACTGCCCCCAATCGAGCTGCACAAAGGGATATGCACATCCTCAAGGCTTGTACAACCATTGAAGGCAGTGCTCTCGATTCTCGTCGCCGCAGGGAACGATGCTGTGGTCAGGCTGGTGCAGCCGCTGAAAGCAACCGCAGAAATCAGTGAGCAAGCAGGAAAATCCACAAGCGACAGGTTTGTGCAACCAACAAAGACATACGAACCAACAAAGCCAATGGAGTTATCCTTATACTCCGTGATGCTTCTGTCAATGATGCTATCGGTAAGAGCTTCGTCACCAATAACATCAACGGTGTTGATAAAATCAGCCATAATCATTCACCTCCATTATAGAACTCAGAGTCTTCGATAGCGGAAATCTGTGCTGAGAAGTAAGACCAGTTTGCAGCCGCTTGGTAGTTTGCGACCAACGATGCAGGTACATAGACATATCCTGTGCCGCTTGCGATTGGGGTATTGTTAAAAGCATTAGACGCACCAAGCGAACACACAGACGAGCCAGTCAAGACGAGTGCAGACAGTATCTTACAATCAGCAAAAGCATAGGAATTGATTTCCGTAGCCGCAGGGAACGATGCTGTTGTTAGGTTGTGGCATTGGGCGAAGGCATGGTTACAAATACTTGTTGCCGCAGGGAACGATACCGTTGTTAGCTTGGAGCAGTATTGGAAGGCATTGCTACCAATATTTGTAACCGCAGGGAACGATACCGTTGTTAGCTTGGAGCAGTATTGGAAGGCATTGCTACCAATATTTGTAACCGCAGGGAACGATACCGTTGTTAGACTGTTGCAGAATTTGAAGGCATTTCTACCAATATTTGTAACCGCAGGGAACGATGCGGTGGTCAGGTTTCTGCATTCTTCGAAAGCACTTGACCCGATGCTAATAGCCGCAGGGAACGATGCGGTGGTCAGTCTGTTGTAATACATAAAAGCATAGTCACCAACAGCTTCAACCGTGGTATTCTCATAATCTCCTGCGATGGTACGCTCAACAAGCTTGACGGAAATCAGGCCAGTGTACTTGTACTGAGCATAGCAATCGGTAGCTCCGGTGATGTTGTTCGGAGAAGGACTCCATCCGGTGAAGATATACTCTTCGACATCATCCACTCCGGTCTTCACAGGGGTACTTCCGGTATAGGTAGCACTACCGCCGTAGGCCACGTTGTTGACGGTCTGCAGCAGCGTAGAGCCGTTGTAGAAGCGGACAGTGTACTTTCTCACGGTTGCGGTATAAGCAGCATAGACATACCTGTCAGCGGTGACAGCTTTGAGAGCATCCGCATCAGCAGAGCCGCCTATAGTCGTGCTCCATCCAGCGAAGGTATAGGTGTACTGAGCCGTGGCAGCTTTGCTCGGAGTCGTGCCGCCATACACGCCGTCCGCACCATCTTTGACTTCTGTGACACCAAGGAGGTTTGTTCCGGTATCATCGTAGAAGTAGATGTAGCTGACGATGCTGTTGTAGGCGATGGTGATGGTGGGATACCGGGACTGCATTTCTGCCAGCTCGGAGCCCTTAATGGAGTCGATTCTGATCGTGCCACTCATCTGTGCCTTGTCTACGTTGTTGCCGTTCTCATCCAGGCCACGCATGGTGTCCAGCTTGTCGTAGAAGTCGAAGATTTCATCGACGGACTGTACGGTCTTATCGAAGCCGATGATGCGGACACGGCTGTTTGCAGCGATGTCATCCAGGATAGCCAAGGGGTCAATCACGCTGCTGACGTTCTCCAGTCTCAGCGTGGAGATGTTGGCGTAGGACGGCATAGTGAAGTCCGTGATGGCTTTCTGATTGCGGATGGTCAGGTTGGTGACAGTGCTGGGCAGGTGCAGGGTCTTCAGGATACCACCATTGGGCAGAGTCAGACCTGTGATGGATGTGCCATCGAAGTAGACTTCCTCGATGTTGGTACAACCGGAGATATCAACAGCTTGCTGGGTTTCACCAAGGCCGAGGTTCGGGCAGTTCCGTACATCAATGGTCTTCAGCAGGGTATTATTGCCAAGGTACAGCTCGGTCAGGTTTGCGTTGGAGTAGCTTGCACTGCTGTCGCCCAACTTCAGGGACTGAAGCTTGGTCGCCATGGAGAACTCAGCGTAACCGACCATGAGACCGGACAGGTCACCTACTTCTGCCAGCTGGGAAGCTGAGTAGATGTAGATTTCAGTATCGTTCACGTTGTCCAGGGGGCATTCCAGGGTGTAGCTGCTGCCACGAAGAGCTCTCGTCTGCACGAGGTAAGAGCCGTACTTCACGGACGCATAGATGTCAGCGTAGGGCTTGACGGTGATGTCGGCCTTGGCATAGCCACGGACGGTGATAACGTCGGTCAGTGCATCGCCAGCGTTGTACTTACTGTCCATATAGCGGAAGCGGTTATACAGCCACCATTTACGCTGCTCTGCCTTGGAGCCCTGGAGCATGGAAAGATATGCTGCAGTCGGCTTGGCATCTCCTTCGGGAGCAACCAGGGGTGCAAGGTACTTGAAGTAGGCATCCTCATTGAAGATGGCTTCAGGCCATTTACCCTGGTGGTCTTCGAAGCGTTTCTCGGTGTCTGCATAGGACAGCTTGCCTTTGGAGCGGAGGTCCTGGTACATGGAGCGAATACGCTCGAAGAAGCCCTGTCTCATGTTGATATACAGAACAGAGTCCTGACCGTTGAACACGTCCGCACCGCTTGCGGTTTGGTCGATGTCTTCCAGCTCATAGGAGAATACGAGAGCACCTTCGTTGTTCGTACCGATTGCAGTATCAAAGTCGTAAGGGAGAATCGTCCACTTGCCGCCGTCGTAGTAGGTGGGGAAAGCGTTCTTGGCTCGGTTATCGACCATAAGGAACAGCTCGGTGAACAGGTAGTTGAACAGCATACCTTCGACCTCAGCATGGTCGCCCAGCTCAGCCTTGAACTTATCCAGGCGATAAGCTGCGGTGTCGTGGGTGTGAGACACGGTGATGGGGTTGCCTTCATCGTCAGTCTCTCCGGTGTCATAGGTCACAGTCCTGCCAAGGGAATTACCAGTAGCCTGTGCCTGATCGGTGCTGACGAGCCATTCAGCGAAAGCTTTCAGCCGGGTGATATTGGTGCTGTCCTCGGGGTGACGAGCTTCGAAGTCGTTCTGCCATGCAGTACCGGAGTAGTCAGCGGACTTCCACAGAACACGGTCAGAAGTGTTGTTCTTGATTTCCCAGGACTCGTCATTGGAATCAAAGCCGAATACCTCGGGAGTACCCTTGTCATTGTTGAAGTTGTACTTGCCTACGAAGGTGATGTTCGTGCCGTCGTTCCAAAAGACAACAATCGGGAAGCCATCGATACCCTGACGGACATTGGCATTCTGTACCTGGGGAGGTGTCTTATACGGGCAGACATCATTGTACAGTCGAGCCAGCTCCACGTTGTTCGCACCTTCGGAGGATGCAACGTCTGCCTTGAAGCAGAACTCGTTTGTAGCGATGGCATTCTCATTCATCCGATAGGTTTCGGAGGATGCACCACCGTTCATAAAGCCGCCCTTGAACTTGATTTTGTAGTTCTTACGGGCGTAGGTAGCGGAGGAAGTACCCTGAACATCAGCTTCCGCACCTTCGTAGGTGAAGGAGCGTCCGGGGTTTTCATTGTCGGTGTAAGAGCCAGTGACGGTCTTCTTATCACCCTTGTACTGGGGCAGCTCCTCAGCTTCGATGATGAGGTAAGGCAGGTTACGGGGCAGATTCGCAATGACAATCTGACCGTAGGCATCGAAGACAGCGTTTCGGGTGAAGCGTTCCACTCTCAGGGTTGCGTCCTGAGTATCAGCAATCCAGTTGTCGAGGACCTGGAAGCGAGTGAGGTTGTTGTCATACACACGGATGCAGTAGATGTCCATCGTACAGTCGTTGGAACCGATGGAGATTCCAACAGGCGAAGACTGTGAGAAGTCGTCGTCAGCAGGATACTGCAGCACACCGGACATGATGCCGTTGATATAGCAGTAAATCAGCCGATTCTCAGCTCTCTTCTCGACCACGAAGGACAGACGGACGTGCTCGTCTTCCTTGTACTGCGTGGAGATTTCGGACTGTTCGGACTTCAGCGTGACCTTCTGTGCGGTGAGCTTGAGACCACGGTTCTCGTTGAAGCAAGACATGATGATTGCATCGTAGTTCAGGACGTTCCTGGTTGCGAACTCGATTTCAATGGTCTTGCCTGTGGTACGGAAGTCATTCGCAAAAATCTGATACGGGATGGTCACACGAGCGTCACCAGCAACTCGCAGGACGTTGATATTGTCATTGTCCAGCTGCCAGCCATCGGAGACGAAGTTGAAACCGGAGAGGGTTGCGGCGATGTCGCCGTAAGCCCATGTGTCGGGATGCTCCTCGTTGTTGCTTCTGCCATAACTGGAGAGGTACAGGGCAAGAGCTTCCGTTTCGGCTTCGACCTGGACGGAGCTTTCGGTGACTTCGAAGGAGATGTTCTTCTTGGCCTTGCCGCAGGTGATGGTCAGGTAGACAGTACCAACGTTCATGGGGCGGTAACTCCATGTCTGCTGGGTGCGGTCTACGGTAAGGGTTGCAACGTCAATGCCATTCTCATTGAGCACGACCTCAGCAGTAAGACTGGAGGGGTCATACACGGTGTAGAGGATGGGGAGTGTAGCGTACTGCTCAGCCTTGGTCTGATTGAAGGTGCAAGCCACGATGGGATTGGTGTTGCCTTCTTCAAGACAGATGAGCTCGTAGTACAGATGGTTGGATTCAATGGTGTCGCCGTCCACGTTTGCTTCGAAGTACACCTCGAAGGTGTGAACGCCGTGGGACTGTGCAGGGATGAAGCAGGACTGCTGTCTGCCGCTTGCGGTTACAACAGCCGTGGACATCGCTTTTCCATCCAGGATGAAGTGGACGGTCTTTTCTACGTTACCAGTAGGAACGTAGGTATAGGTGATAGCTCCGCTGAAAGCTGAGCTTGCGTCAAACGTGGAAGACAAGGACAGAGCCACGGCGGTGATGCTGAAGAAGATGGTTCTGCCGTTTCCGTACACGTCCATGATGTTGACTTTCACGGAGTTGCTGCCAGCGACGAGATAATCTTTCAGATCAATCTCCAGGTTGCCTTGTCTCACATTCATGTTGGCCTTGGTCTGCTCGTTGACGGTAATCTTCATAGCACCGTCACCAGTGGGAACACCCTCCTCAGTAGAAGACCAGGACAGGTTGACAACACAGGAGCTGCCCTGTGCTACAGTCCGTGAAATCCATCCGGTAGTGTTGCTGACGGTCAGCGTTGCGTTGTTCGCTGCACCACCTCCACCACCACCGGAGCTTGCAAAAGGACCGATGGGGCCAGCTACGACCTCACCATTACTGGTGAGGAACAGGTAGCCGTTCTCAACATACGCACCATCAGCCTTGCCCATCAGCGACAAGGTGTGGGCATCGATGTTCTTCTCCGCTTCGATGATGGCATCCTGAATATCATTCAGGTTGTCGGCAGGGATTACGGTACGTCCATCGGTGTAGTGACGTTTGATAAGAGACATAAGCAATCACTCCTTTCAGTGATTCAGTCTTTGCTCAAGGCCATCGATTCTCTTGTGGGCAGATGCCGCAGAATCTTTGGCTGAAGTGATTTCTTGCATGATTTGCAGGTTGTAGCTTTCCTGGTTCTCCTGCTTACGCTTGATGTCATCGACACCGGATTTGATATAGCCGATGTCTGACAGCATCGTTCCCGTCTGCCTCCCTTCGTTGCTGTCATCCGTCTTGGTGTTCCTTCGAAGAGCGATGAAACCCAACACGATGGAGCTGACTGTGCCTAAAATACCAAGAGCTAATGCGAGTTGTTCCATAGGGTATCTCTCCTTTGCATAATATTAAGCCGTAGTAGCTCGTGTGAGCTCGTTTTTGGCTTTGCTTGGGGTTTAGGGGGGTTTGCCAAATAAAAACGCTGTGTAGGCTTAATATAGCTCTTGTGGTGCGTTTCTAAATCCAGTAGTCCAGGTATCCATCAATCCACGCCAACGACTGAGTTTCCGGTTCTGTGTCATCTGCGACATTTCTTACCCACTCGATACATACATTACCGAGAGAACGAGAAACGAAAATTCTTGCAATTCTGCTTCCGTTGAGCGGAACGATTGCATAGGGCTGCATAGAAGGTCTGTACGCAGAAGGAATTGTGTTTTCATTCACCGTGATGGATGAACCACTATATGCTGCACTGCAGCTGAAAGCAACATAGACATGGTTGCCGCCAACAACCCTGTATGCACAGCCATAATAATGACCGAGGTTAGGGTTGTCTTCTGCTTCGCTCACATCATCCGAGAGACCAAGGTCAATCCATCCGGTATCACCGATGACATTTCTACCTTCAAAAAAGATACCGCCAGTAAGACCGATGTCACCTGCAACATCGAGAGTGTGCTGAGGAGTCGGGTTATTGATGCCGAGCTTATCCTTGCGGAGAGCCAAGAGAGGGATGCCACGAGGGACGACGAAGTAGAAATACTCGTGGGTCACGCCGTCTTCGATATAGAACCTGAAGTCATAGCTCGTCTTTTCGTCCAGGTTCAGCAGTTCATTTGTCTCATAAGAGAACGAGGTCTTATTGGACGAAATCGTCAGCTTGGATGTCAAACTCACTGCATTATCGGAGCTATAGGTGTTTTCACCAGTGTTCTTATACCGGAAGGATACGCTCTTAACAGAGTTCACTTCGTTGCTGCCATCGGGCTTGAGGGACGTTATGCTACCGGATATGGACAGCTGTATCGTCTTATCGATACCGTTGGCTCTCCGAAGTGTGATTCTGCTAATCTTGGGCTTTTCGTACTTCAGGACCTTAACGGTCTTCTTGAGCGTTGTCGAATAACCTCGACTGTCGATAACCGAGACCGACAGTTCAAAAGAACCAGGAGAATCGACTGCACCTATCACAAGCGAAGTGGAGCTGGATTTCACGGTCTTTCCACCAATGGTAGCGGAGTAGCTGACAATCGAAGCACCATTCTTTGCAGTTGCAGCTTCAGCAACAACCTTCAGGGAAGAGTAATCTTCAACGAGAACTTGGTCATCCCCGGTGAGGGCTGCGAGTTTGGTATCGCTATAAGCAAAACCTGGGAACCCAGGAGCTGATCTTGATGCTGCAGTGTTCGCAGTGACAGAAGCAGAAGTCTCTCCAATCAACGAGGTTCCGCTGTAGGACTGAATGACAAACGTAAAGCTCTTGCTTTTCACCTTAGACATGGCATTGAGAAGCGTGGTTCTTTGGTCGTCTGTCAGGGTTATGGTCCTGGTCGCCTTTCCTGCGGTGAACGTGAGTGCCGAGGTCTTGAAGAGAACTGTCGAGCCGTTTTTCAACGTGACATAGTATTTGAACGCAGTTTCATATACCGTCACAACAGGCTTGATAGAAACGGTGTCAGTATCAGCATAGAACGCTGGGCAGGAATTGACGATTGCATGACCAAGCGTTTTGGTAGCTTTCTTTGCAGAAGTACCATAGACCCTGTTGTATACTTTCCTGGCTCTCACCTTGACATCGTAGGTTGTGTTCACTTCAAGGCCAGTCAGAGATACAGATGCAGACGTTCCCTTGGTGGTGCTGAAGTTCTTCCAGGTCTCACCATTGTCCAAGCTATAGTCCCATCTATCGCAGGAGGTACTTGCCGTCGCAGAAATCTTGAAGCCGCTGATTGTGATATTGGATGTCGCTACAGAAACGGTAGGTGCATCTCTATCAATGGAGGTAAGAGCAATAGTCTTCGAGCCACTGATACGAGCACCACTTCCATAGCTACCACTCGGGGTGTAGAGATTGAAGTCTACTGCGATATCAACGTTCTTAGAACCATTGCTTTCATGGGCAATATCGCCTGATACCCAAGGACCACTCGTGACTCCCTTGTAGTCTGTGAAGCTGTAGTACGTCCCCTTGCTGGCGAAGTAAATCATGTCCGTGGGGGTTGCGGAGTTGAATGTCACTACAGGAGACCCATTCACCTTGATAGTGCCGTTTGGATAGTAGTCAACGAGGTAACCGCTGGTCTTGACCTTGGCGTTGATGGTGACAACGGATTTGTTGGTTATGGGGTCATAAGTCTCAGACCATGAGATTTGGCAGGTGAAATACGATGCACTGAGCGTAAAGGAACCTGACTTGCCAGTTGCCATTCATATCCCTCCTTCAGTCAAGAATAACGACGTTCGCACCATCTGCAGGATTCTCCATGGGCAGAATCTTGACTTTGCCTATAGTGAGGTCTGCTTCAACGATAGACTTCTTGAGATGGGTTTCGTCCTTGTTTACGGTAATAGCTTTCTCATCGCCGTTGTAGACGGCGAACTCTCTGTGATTGATGACGGTTCTCGTACCTGCATCCGGGTTGGATACTTCGATGCCGTTCTTGTCAATCTTGGTCTGCTCGGTGTAGATTTCGTTCGGGGCAGGTGTCCACTCTCTTACCATAGAGCCTTCGGACAGCATGATATCGGAAACATAGAGGTAGTCTCCGGTGGTATACGCATCAATAGTGAGCGTACCTTCAGTCAGCACAGGAAGCGTATAGGAATAATCAGTCCAATCATAGGTTTCCTGAGTGTTCACCAAATAGGCTTCCTGTGTGCCGTTATACGTCACCTTGACATAGCCGTTCACAAGGCTTGCGGTCTTCTTGACCTTTACAGAGATGGTATAGACCTTACCTACCACCAACGTGTTGATGACCTGCTGCAGTGTAGCTCCACCGGAGAGCCTGAAGCAGGAGTTCGATACGGTGTAGTTCTTGGTGTCGGACGATTGCAGCGTATCCACAGTCCCGGTATAGGTCCAGTCATCAGACAGCCCGTTAAGGCCAGCAGAGTTCTCGACATAGTTGATGCCGCCGTAGTAGGCCACAGAGAACCTTGCGGTAATTCCTTCAATGGTTTGAGTGAGGCTGGACAGGTTTTGCTTGATGACATCCAGTTCGCCGTCACCATTCTCGTTGGATAGGTAGGTCTGAATTTCGGAGATAGCGGACTCAACGTATCCTTTCGCCACTTCGAAAGACTGTTCGAGCATTCCATCCGTGTAAGACTGAGAGATAGTGTCTGCGGTAATCGTTCCAGCTTCGATTCTGCTACCCCGGATTACAGCAGCTTCGATGATGTTGGCAATAAAGTTATTGTCATAGGTCATCGCCATGCTGTAGGGACCATCGATGCCCGTGGAAGAGTGACCGAAGCCGTTGACATTCCATCTCCACACGTTCAACGCCGTTGCCGGGTTGTCGGTGTCCATGACGAAAATCTCATTCTCGGTGCTGTAGACGTAGCCGCCGAGTGCCGTGGTCATCATAGCTGTGACCTGCAGCACCCTACTATTGAGCCAGTCGTTGTTCTGCTCAATCTTTTCATCAACGGTTGTGCCACTCTTTTTCACAGAAGTCATAATGTCGCCCGGGACGCAGGATATCGTGACGACATTTCTGTCGGGCTCGTTGGGATACTCCTTGTACTTGACGACCTGATGCTTTACCTTCATGCCACGCTGGGTATCAATGAGGGAAAGTTTCTTGTGCATCTTGATGTCCAGGAAGCTGTACTTGGGATTCTGCTTTGCGAGGTCGATGACATCGCATTCATAGCTTCGAACAGGATAAGCAAGAGCGGCAAGCTTCTCTTCTGCATCAGCCTTCAGACTATTGGGGTCAGTATACCGTTCGTCAGACCAGTAGCCGCATACGGTTTTGCCTGAGTAGCCGTAGTTCTCTACATACTGCTTTCCGTACAAGACCACATTTCCGTCACTGTCTACGGAGTTGGCTTCCTCCATGGTCATACCGGACGCACCGTAGGCATAAAGCCGGGTGATGAAGTCCTTGGTGTTACCCTTGTACTCAACGCTCTTCAGGTTGAGTTCATCGGTGACATACTCTCCGGTGTCTTCCATGGAATCAGGGTGGTATACGGTAACAGTCTTCTTTGCGGTCTGCCATACGAAGTAGACCCCATAGGTGTTCATGCACTGCATGACAACATCGTAGTCGGTACAGAAGTCGAACTCGATGGTTCTTCTGATACCGACCACATTTGCGTTTTCAATAATCCAGCCTTCCGGGAGGTGGTTTTGCAGCACGGATGCGAGGGGCAAGGTTTCGCTCCTGAAGGAGCTGTATATCTTGCTCTTCAGGAAGTCAAAGTCGATGTCGCATTCAATGCGGTCATCGTTGATTTTCTTGATGAGCCAGTAGTTGTCAGCGTACTCGATACGAGCTTCCTCGACGAGGTACTGATACATCTCATGTCGAGTGCTGACTGTAAAGGACAGGACATCGAGACCATCGAGGTTGTGCGTGATGCACAGGTCTTCGAAGTCTGCGATGGGATACTGAGTGCCGTTGCCATCCTCGGCGAAGATGGTCGTGCCTACGATTGCGATACTCGCTATGGCGATGCCAACCACCGCAGAGTTCTCAGTGACTGTGATTTCCGTCCTCAGACTGTTCAGTCTTAAAAGTTCGCTCACAATATCAACTCCTTACAGGTAGATTGGCTGGTACTCTATCGTCACCTTACCTGCCCCGGAGATGTTGATGATGTTGACTCCGGGGTCAAGGTTCGGAAAACGGGTAATATCGCAGTCCCTGAACTTGTTGCTGGTCACAATATCATCGGTTTCAAAGACAGTCTTATCGAAGCCGTTGATGATGACCTTGTGCTGGACATCCTTGATGGTGATGTCATTGATAGTCACCGTGCCAGCAGCATTCTCGATGGTGAAGATTGCAGGGGCTTTGTAGTTGCCTTTGACATCAATAGCACCTGAACCATTGAGCACCTTGGACTCCATGGGTCCATGTCTGTATCCGACAAGGGTAAATTTCACCGAGTAGAAGGACTCGCCCTCCAACTCAGGCGTAGAAACCTTATCAATGATGCAGAAGTAGTAGAAGCCGTCAGGCAGCAGGATATCCGTTTCGTTCAAGAGCTCTGCGGTCATATTGGAGATGTTCAGCAACGATTCGTGAGGGGTCTCCCCTTCAAACTCGAGTTCCAAATCGATTTTTCTTACACCGATAGTTTCCTTGAGCTTGATGGGGATGATATTGTTCGTCTGCGATAGATAAGCGTTGTCGATGGCAGGAGAACCGACTTTGTAGTCGAGCAGCCTTGCCTTAAACAGAGGGAAAATCTCTCTGTCACCGAAATACACAGGTTTACTCATTATTTCCCCTCCCATTCAAGTTCTTTTGCCACATACGGCGTGAGCACTCTCGCTGTCTTTCTGCCGTCAATATAGATGTCGTTCTGAACGAACTGAGGTTTGTTGCTCTCAGAATCATCGTTGGTATCACTATCATCAACGGTGTGGGCGTTTGCTTCAGCAGCCTTGGTTGTGGTCGTTACTGCTATCTGACTATTCACAGTTCCGCTTACCTTGTCGTACAGGTTGTCAGGGTCATCAAACTGGATACTCCCGGCTTCAAATTCGACATCTCCAACTTCCTTAGCGGCTTTGCCCATTGCTGCTACTGCTGTGGAAGTTTCGTCTTCGATACCTTCTGCCAAACCGAACATCAGGTTCTTACCGATGATGTCACGGAACACACGAGACGGAGAATTGATACCGAAGAAGCTCTTGATTCCGTTCAGAATCGTCTGTCCGAATCCTTTAATTTTTTCGAGGACCCAACCAGCAGCATTGCTGATGCCGTTCCACAAACCTTGGACAAGGTTCTTACCAACTTCGGTTATCTGCGAGAGTCCTTTCCCCAAACCGCTGACAATCGTTTTGATGATTTCGGGCATCGCCCTGATAAGTTCCTTGATAATGACAGGGATTGCTTCGAGGATGCCCATAAAGAGGTCTATCGCACCTTGAATCAGGTCGGGCAATCTTCCAAGCAATGTGTCAATAATCGCAAAGACAATTTGCGGAAGCTCTTCTACGATCAGCTGAATTATCGTCGGGAGCTCTCCGATAAGAGCCATAACAATCTCAATGACACATTCAATCAGGACAGGGATTGCTTCGAGGATGCTGTCGATAATCGTATTGATGAGGTCGGGAATGATTTCGACTATCGATTGGATGATTTCGGGAAGAGAATCTACTATCGCTTGAATGAGCTGTATTACACAGTCTATGATTACCGGAAGATTCTCAAGAACCGAGTCTACAATCGTCTCGATAAGGTCAGGAAGGATTTCGAGGATGCTCTGAATAATATCAGGCAATGCGTCGCTCAGTGCCGTTACAATGTCGGTAACACATTGTATGAGTAGCGGCAAGTTTCCGAGTATTCCTTGCACTATCGTTTGAATCAACGAAGGAAGAGCACTGACAATCGTCTGAATCAGCGACGGCAACAATTCAATGATTGCAACAACAGCCTGAGAGACAACCCCTAAGAGCGCAGGGAATGATTGGATGATACCGTTAACTATCTGTTCTAACAGAATCGGTATCTGCTCAATCAGCAAAGGCAGGGCTTCCGTGATAGCCGCAACAAGCTGCTCTATCAGCGTAGGGAGAATTTCAGCTATGAATGTGACTATCTGAGGGAGGGCTTCAACGATTGCTGCGAAGAGTTCAGGCAATGCTTCTACAATTCCTGTAGCAAGCTGATATAAAATCTCTACAGCTGCAGTAAGGAGCTGCGGTGCCAAAGTTATAAGGGACTCAGCAAGCAGCACACCTACTTCCAGTACAGCATCGATTATCGTACCGGAATTACTGATAATTGTAGTGACAAAATTTTCAATCAGCCCAAGCGCAGCACTGACAAAGCCAGGAGCTGCGTTTGCGATTTCTGTGACCGCAGTTCCGAGTACACTACCAAGCTCAGAGATAAGACCTTCAAACCCACCTGAGTTAAAAGCATCCTCCAGCTGCTGCATAGCTCCAGTGGCAAAGGACACAACTTCACCGAGAGGTTCTTTGAGGCTTTCGTACACCGCAATACCAAGAGAGGAAGCGGAGTTCTTCATCATCACAAGACGACTCTCAAGGGTCTGATATCTCTGCTCGGCTTCCTTGGTAAGAGCATTGTTCTCATTCCATGCTTCTGTGCCGACTTTCAGTGCTTCAGTAAAGACTCCACTTGCACCGGACGCTCTCAGCAAAGCATCTCTCACAGCGATAGACTTGATGGTCGAATAGCCTTGGACGGAGCCGAGCTCGTTAATCATGCCAATGGCGGATTTGCCCTGCTCCTCAGCTTTTCCTAAGCCTTCAATGAAAGATACAAGAGCACCGGACGCATCATCCTGGAACGCTCTCTTGAATTCAGAACCGGACATTCCAGCGATGTCGGCAAATCCTTGGAGTGCATCTCCACCTTCTTCACAGGCAAGCTGCATCATGGTGAAGACTCGTGAGAATGCACTACCACCAGCTTCAGCTGCAAGGCCAACAGAGGATGCAGCAGCAGCCATAGAGAGAATTTCAGCTTCGGTCAGACCAACCTGCTTGCCAGTACCTGCAAGGCGGAGAGCCATAGAGGAAATTTCTGATTCAGTCGTAGCGAAGTTATTGCCAAGGGCAACAATAGTCGAGCCAAGCTCATCGAACTTGTCCTGCGGCATCTGAGTGATGTTCGCAAGCCGTGCAAGTTCAGTTGCAGCCTGTTCACTGGTCATGTTGGTTGCTACACCAAGGTCAGCCATGACCCGAGTGAACTCGCTGATTGCTTCGGTCTTAATACCGAGCTGACCTGCAGCTTCAGCTATGCCAGCAATTTCGGTAGCAGCCAAAGGAATCTCCTTGGACATATCCAAGATATCCTTGCGAAGAGTTTCAAACTGTTCGCTTGTGGCATCTACCGTCTTCTTTACACCTGCGAATGCACTCTCAAAGTCAATGCCAGCTTTTACAGCAGCAGTACCTAAAGTAGCAATGGCAGTCGCAGCCGCAGCCGTACCTGCGAGTGCAACCTTGCCGAGACCTGCAAGACCACTTCGAAGTCCCGAGCCGTCAATCTTAGTGTCAAATTTTACAGAACCATCTGCCATACAAATCACATCCTTTGTGATGGTTTGCATAGGCTCAATGGCTCATTTATGCTTCAGAAATATTATGCTAATGTGTATTCCTGTGACAGAAATCATTGCGTGGAGAGTTTTCTGTCACAGAAGTACACAAAGTAAAGTAAAGGAAAGTAAAGTACAGTAAAGTAACTATACTTTCTTTTTTTGCTCACCATTTTCAATGACGAGCTCAAATTCCTTCCTGCACTTAGGATTTCGGGTGCATTTCAAGAACACACCGGAACAGTTTGCGGTATTGTCATGGATACAGACCTTTGAACCGCAGTGAGGGCAAACTACCCAAAATCGGGCAATCTGTGGTTTCCGAATCACTTCAGACCACCTCCGAATATTGCTCCAGCAGCAGAGACCTTATCTTCCACTGTCATATTGCTGGGCAAGGCGTGTATGGCTTTGAGCTTGGCGATTCGATTACGTTCGTGCTTATCCTTGATAGTGGACAGATCGGTGGCCCGATATCGCATGATTTTGACAATCTCGTTGTCTTCCTTCAATGCGTCGAACATGGCCCGGAACTTCCACCAATGCAGATATTCGATATCGTTCAAGTCAATGCCGTACTGGTCGTAGAATGCAGAAAATATCATCCCGTCATCATGCTCAAACGAGTAGATTGGGGATGTAATTCCTTTTTTCTTTTTGCCGCTACTGTTCTCCTTACGCTGCTTACCGCAAGCGTAGAAGTTAAGAACCTGTTCCACCGCTTCATCGGCGTTTTCAGGGATTGTTTCATAGTAGAGCTCAAGCATATGCAAGAGCTTCTGCCGTTGGCTCAACTCGGTGTCTCCTATCAGGAGTTCGAACATGATGCTGATGCGGAAGTCGCTTCTAATAAAAAACTCCCTGCCGTCAACCATTACAGTTTCGGGCAGGGTGTCAATTAGGAGGTTCGGCTTCATTTTTTGGCAGACGCTCTACGCTGAGCTCTGTTGGGGGAATAGCGATTGACCATAGAGTTTTGGAATGCGAGAGACTGGTCTCTCTGAGTGGCAACGAAGTTCAGGAAGTTATCATAAACCTCGTTGCAGACACGGGTGTTGGGCTTGTCACCAAGGATAGCCTTGCCACTGCCTTCCCCGAAGAGCCTGTCGTACAGGACTTCAAAGAGCTTGCAGTAGGCACGAATCTTCTCGGACAGCTTACCTGCCTTGTTCATCTTCTTCTCTTCCTGTTCCATCAGGTCAAAAGCTTCTTCATAGCGTTCAGCGGTCTCTGCATCTTCGAGGTCCATCTCGAAGGTCAAGCCGTTGATTTCCCATTTCGTGTTCACTTGACTCATAGGCTCATCTCCTTATGGATTATTCCTGGGCTGCTGCACTGGGAGTGAAGGTGTTGTCCTTGGTGTTGAACTCTCCCTTGACGGCTTCGCCGCCAGCCTTCAGGTTGCCGCTGTAAATCAGGGCTTCAGTGCCATCGCCCTTGGAATCGGGGATGATGGAGTAGGTACGCTTGTAGGCGACATAAGTGCCTTCAGCCTGACCCTTCTCCCACATATTGACGGTAACGATGTCCACATGGGCTGCGTTACCAATCTGCTCCTCGTCGTGGGCCTTGGCAACTCTCTCGACGCAGGGGTCACCGGAGTGCATATCAGCACTGTAGGCAATGCTGGGGGCAAAGCCTACCACGTCGGAGCGTTCAGACTTCTCATGGACGTACTGCCGGGAGTATTCCTTGGGGTTCTTGGCTTCTGCGAAGCTCGTGAAGCCTTCACCGATGAGGGAATACGCAGCAGTTTCGCCAGTGCCAGTGTTCATAAAGGCTCTCCACTGGTCACGAGTGATAAGAGTGCTCATAAACTGTTTCCTCCTTGCTTGTATTGCATTTTGAACAATGCTTGGTAATCTTCTGTGCCGTCATCAAACCGCAGAGCGAGGGACGGCATGGACTCCAGTTCGATTTTGATGGCAGTTCTTCCATCGGTGAGCAGGAAGGTTTTTTCGTGTGCCA